TTTTTACCACCTGTTTTTTGGTTTGTCTTTTTCTACTATCGCAATAATTCTTAATATTTCTTTGCTCTCGCTATCAGTAAAAATACCAATATAACGATCAATTAATTCAAATCTAGTCTCAGACTTGCATCTTTCTATTTCCAAAGAATACCCCCTTAACTCATCATCTATATTAATAAAGGTGAAATCGTTTAAATCATAAAAAGACCTGCAAGCAAGTGTAGTCGCCATTCTATTTACTGTCCTGCTGTAAATGTCGGTAAGTAAATATGCTTGTTTCTCAGTGAGGTTTTTATCTGATTTTATAATATTTTCAATTATTGCTTTGCCAGTAATTGGAACTATAAGTAATTTGCTCATATTTTTACTCCTCCTTATTTTTAACAAAGGTTTTCTTCTGCTGTTCTAGCCGCAGACAAATAATAATTGATGATAGCCTTTAGTTGTATAATTATTGACTTCTCGGCTTGGTTTGTATCTACATAATTTTCTAAACACTCGGCATAATGCTCGGCATTCTTTAATGCGACTTCTATAATCTGCTCTTTAAAATCTTGGTCTGAATCGGCATTGTATTTTTCCCGTCCTACGCTAAAAAATTGTTCAAAGCTATAAAACCGCAGAAATAAGCCATTTTATTTAAAAATCTTGAAATTTAACGTAGGACAAAGTCCGTCCTGCGCTATCAAACGGCTAACTTCTGCCCTTTTTAGTGATTTATAATGAAAAAATTTTTTAGCGTAGGATTAGCGTAGGATAACCACTAGTCCTACGTTAAAAGGTGGCGGAGTTCTGCGGTTCATAAGAAATAAAATTTTAACGTAGGACAGAAAACACGAGAGGACGCCTAAAAAAACAGAGTAAATAAAAAAAGAAAATAAAAAAAATAACTAAAAAATCTCTTTTCTTAGGTAAAAAATTTAAGTATTTCTCTATATTCAGTCCTACGTTACAACTTTTTTAGCTCGCAAACGGCGGAGTTCTGCGGTGTTTTAACGTAGGATTTGATCCGTCCTACGTTAGTCCTACGCTACAACAAAAAAGACTAGAGAATGTCGCATAAACGGCAAGAACAAGCCATCTTTTAACGTAGGATGGTTTTAGTCCTGCGCAAAAAAAGATAAACAAGTAAAAAAAGACATTACATTCCGTGGTCGGGATTCTTACCGACAAAGATAATTCACATTGCCATAAAAGCTTTACTACACAAGAGTTAACGCTGGGTATTTTAGGATAAGATAAAAAGCAGTGCTTGAAGATTACACTTGAAAAAGCGGAGAGATATGGTTATCGTAGAGGAAGTTAAAAATTAGGGAAATAAGGCCTTAAAAAGCAAAAAACCTGCTAACTTTTTTCGGAGCTTGCAGGTTCTTTGTTTTATTCATGCTAGAACAAACATAAAATATAATCGAATGATAGACCCAAATAGTTCAGAAGTCAACAAATATCAATACATCCCTGTAAACTTGAGAACGTACGTACAAGCTCAAATGAAAGCTGGTCGGGTTACTTCTTCCTTTGATGCTCATATTACTGCCAATATAGGCTTTATTGCAGGATTACTTGGTAACATTGCACAAGTAAAGCTCTCCGCTGGTTTTAGTGTTTATCCCAACCTTTACAGCTATATCATCGGTGAATCTGGACAAGGAAAGAGTGGATACTTAACACCTGGGCTTAAGCTTATATCCAAGATTCAGATTGAAAAGGACGCCCTTTACAAGAATGAAAAGGAAAGAAGAGAGAAACTAAAAAAAGAACAGGATCAAGAAAATAAAAAACGCAAGGTTAATGAAGAGATACTTGTTTTTAATCAGGACTTAAAAAACGATTATCCTGATGGGATATTCAATACAAAATACCCTCTTTTTACAGGTGACTTTACAATTGAAGGCTTACAGGAACTAGCGGCGGTAACCACTGGGGGTAATTGCTTTGCTGTTCGTGATGAATTTGCGGGGACTTTCAATACATTTAAGAAACCAGGCAGACAAAATGACGTTCCTTTCCTTAATGAAGCTTACGAAGCATCTGGGGTTTACTCAATCACTCGTAAGATGAAAGAGGCTAAGATACCGCCTATTTACAATTTATGCTGTAGTTTACTTGGGGGGATTCAGAAAACCGCTATTTATAGAATTCTTGATGATTATGAGAAAAAGGGAGACGGCGATGCATTGCATGCAAGATTTCAGAACTTATCCATTTTGGAATTATATGAGGAATATCAGGAAGCAGAAGCAATTAACCCTGCGTATATTAAGGCTTTTGAAGATGTAGTCAGACAAATAATAGATGAAAGGGTGATTTTCTCAAAAATAAAACCAGAAGCACATGCACCGCATATTTTTAGATTATCTCATGAAGCTGAAGCTCTTTATAAAAACTTTTCTCGTGATACTATCGTATCAACAGGCAATACGCTTTTTAATGAATTTATAAGAAAAACACCTACTTTCTTATTAAAAATAGCTCTTATATTTCATATTTTAAAAAAGCAAAACCACATTTTTGTGGGTATGGAACAAGATTTCATAAGCGGTGATACGATGTATGAAGCCTTGAAATATATAAGAACCAAGGTTGAATATGCCAATCAGCTTTATAGAGTAGAGAGCAATATCAGTATTAGAACAGAGGCTAGCACTGATAAAGTAAAAAAATATTTACATAATCAGGAAACGGCTTTTTATCGAAAATTTACGGCTAAAAAAGAATTGTGGACAATAAGAGATTTAGCCTTTACTCATGATAAAAGTCTACCTACAAAACAAAATAATAGTATTGATTACGAATCCTTATCTAGCATCTTACAGTATCTAGTTAATGAGGAGCAGCTATACTTTATTGAAGAAGAACATCCAAAAAACAGAACGATTATAAAAAAGTATTCTTTATTTCCTATAGAGATACCTACTACTCCCCCACCAGATCAAGGCAATACTACTCCTAATAACAAAAATCAGGAAAGCGTAGTTTTAAATATGCCTCTTATAGAAAACAAAAGTTTATCTAAAAGAACTTACAGTACTAACCTTTCCTTAAAGGATCATTTAAAAAACATTAAGGACAAGATAGATGTAAGAGAGTTCCTGAAAAAATACCTTGATATTAAAAAGGGCGTAGCTTTATGTCCTTTTCACGATGACCGCAATCCGTCCTTATCGGTAACTCGGCAATACTATCATTGCTTTTCATGCGGCGTACACGGCGATAGTCTTGACTTCCTGATTAACCTAAGGGGCTTGGACTTCAAAGACGCCTTAAAAGAGCTTGAATATTACAGCAATACTAATCCGATTGTAGTTAAGGAAGAGCCTAAGATAGACAATAGTGCTTCTTTACAGAAGCAATTAAATGAAATATGGAACACGGCGGTATTTACGAGCGATGATAAGCTGTATTTAAAAAAGAGGTGGAAGTTGGATAAGCAGCAGGCTAAGCCTGTGCCTTTAAAGATTTCTGCTCTGCGTTATCATCCTCATTTACAGTATACGAGCATCGGCAATGATAAATTGTTCTATCCTGCGTTAATTAGCAAGATTGAGGACAAGTTTGGCAATTTTATAGGTCTGCAAAGAACTTATTTAAGCGATGATTTTACTTTCAAGAGGGATATAAGCCCAGTACGCAAGATTCTAGGGCGTTTAAGCGGCGGATATGTAGCAATAGAGGAATTTACGCAGAATAACAGACTTTACGTTGGTGAGGGCGTAGAATCGGTTTACAGTGCCAAATTACTGCTGGGCAACGAAGGAAGTTATTATGCAGCATTAAGCAGCACGAATTTGCCTGATTTGCCTTCCCGTTTTAATGAGATAGTAATTTTAGCCGATAATGATGAAGCTGGCATTTCTTTTGCCGAGCGTATGAAAGAGAAATACAAGGACAAGATCTCAGTGTTATTTCCAGAAAGGCAATATAAGGATTTTAATGACGAATTACAGAACAATTGACCTATTTGCCGGTATCGGCGGTTTTAGAATGGGTTTTGAGAATACAGGGTATTTTACTAATGTTTTTGGGGTGGAAAATGACAAATTCGCCTGCCTGACATACTTAGAAAACTTTAATGAAAATCCCATAGGGGATATTAGCATAATAGATAATGAAAGAATACACGAATTAGTCCCTGATTTTGACGTATTGCTTGCAGGCTTTCCCTGTCAGGCATTTTCCATAGCGGGACACAGGAAAGGCTTTACCGACTCTAGAGGACATTTATTTTTTGATGTGATGAGAATTTTAAACATTAAGAAACCACAAGCTTTTTTACTGGAAAACGTAAAAGGTTTGCTCAGTCATGATAAAGGAGAGACATTTAAAACGATACTTAAATATTTACAGGAAGCAGGTTATAACGTTTTTTACGAAGTTCTTAACTCTAAAGATTACAATTTGCCTCAAAATAGGGAAAGAGTATTTATTGTTGGTTTCAGGAATAAATTAAATTTCAGTTTTCCTGAAAAAATCAAATTGGAAAAATGTGTGCTGGATATACTGGAGCAAGAAGTAGATAAAAAGTACTTTTTATCAGAGCGTTATATAGAATGCCTAAAAAGGCATAAGGAAAGACATCAAAATAAGGGCAACGGATTCGGATTTCAAATTTTAGACGTAAAGGGAATAGCTAATACGCTAATGGCTCGCAGTAGCGGCGTAGAACGTAATTTAATAAAAATAGGGTCTTTTAATAAAGGTGGCCAAGGAGACAGGGTTTATTCACCCCTAGGGATTTCCACATGTTTATCCGCTAATGGAGGAGGAAGGGGAGCTAAAACAGGTCTCTATTTGATAGAAGAGCAAATTAGAAAATTAACGCCTCGTGAATGTGCTAGATTACAAGGGTTTCCTGATTCTTTTAAAATTCCAGTAAGTGATACGCAGAGCTATAAACAATTCGGCAACAGCGTGAGCGTTCCGGTAGTAGAAGCGATAGCGAGGAATATTTTAAAAGCTTTAGAGAGTGTATTTTAATAGATAAGGGCCAAACTACCTAGATTTATGGAAGCTAATAACCTACAACCCTATATAAATCAAGATATACAAGAGGTGGCCAAACTTCATTTCCCTCCCCAAGTCATCGCATGTCGAGAAAAATAACTTTTTTGTATATATATGACTTGACAACACTTCTTTAGTCTGGTATTACTTGGTTATTAGTAAGGAGCGAAATATGAATATAAGTGAAGCTTAGCTAATGGAGATAAGAGTGACAATAAGTAAAGAAAAAGCAGAAGAATTAAGAGATAAATTTCTACTGCGACTGCAAGCTGACTTAGAAAAAATACTACATACAACTATTGATATTATGGTTTTATTAAACAAGCTACTGTCGAGGATATTAGAACATTAAGTAATGGTCTAACAAAATTCCGTGGTGATATTAGTTTAGCTCTTGGTTATATGGACAGTTATAATGAATATTTACGGAGTAAAATTGGTTACCACTACTATTAGATTTCCCTTTAAAGAAACAGGATTTTACAGAAGAAGAATTAAAATATTTTAAATTTTACGATGAGCCGAATAATCATCGCAGAATTGCCAGAGAAGACTAATAAATAACAAGGAGCAGATATGAATACAGAAAGAAAAACTAGAATAATAACCAGGCCTAATGAGGTCAGAGCAAAAATAGTTCCAAGTGATTACAACAAAGCTGGAGTAAAAAGAATAACTATTTATATAGGCAAAGATATATATAATGATTTTTTTACTAAACAGGAACGTAAAGGTGATACTAGAGTAAAGCTTGATTTAAAAGAAGACGGGAAGCTGATTTTAAGAAAAACCCGTTATCCTGAAGGGGCTAAGCTTTGCCTGCAAGGTAGGGAGATTTACGGCACACATAAGATACTGACTACTCTACCTAGTAAATTTGATTCCTCAACTCTTCCAAGTAGCAATCATGCTTTGAATTTCAATTTTATAAAAGAATTCGGAGTAAAATCGTTGGAACTAATGCCTCAGTCAGTAAATAAAAAAGCTATAGAAAACAATATGATTATAAACAAAAAGTCCTTAGCTCCTAAGGATTATGAGATAAGATTAAAAGTTAACACATATAACAAGACTTTTAGACTTTATTTTACAAAGCTTATATACGATAAATTTATCGTAAGGGGGAATAATATAGGAAGAATAGAGTTTAAGTTCCCTGTTTCTCCTTTAGCTAAATACTTCTTTTTAAGAAGAGTATCAGACTTAAAATCCAGTGGCAAAAAACTAGGGCATAAAATAATCAAGAATAGCCATAGCAACAGTTATACAGTGATGGGCAGAATTCCAGAGTATTTTGATGCTTCATTTATAACCCCTGAAAATCATGTTGTAAACTATGTTACAGCGGAACTTGCTGGCAATGTTGTTACAATTCACCCGCAGACGATTGAAACCTTAATAAACAAAAAAGAACCAATCCTACAACATTTTAAATGTTATACCGAACTTGCAAAAGACTCGATAGGTAATGAATTATCTTTAGCAATACCTATTGATGATCATCATTTAACTAAACAATATATGGAAGAAAATATTATGTCTATATCACCAAAAGAAATAAACAAACCTATTAACGAACTAGAAAAAAACCAAGAAGAAATGTTTAGTGGTTTAATTGAGAAGTTTAATAACACTACTCAAGAAGTGCTAAAAAGCGTTTTAGAAAACGAGCTAGCAGATATCAGAAATACAATAAGTGCTAAAAACAATGATATTGATGAAAAGCTAATAGCTAAAGCCAACGATATGTTCCAAGGCATACTAGATAACATCCTGCAAAAAGAACTGGAAGTGATTAAGGAGCAAATAAGAGGCAATGAGAAAGATATTAAGGATATACTAAAGGAACTCGTAAAAATTTCTCGATTTTATAGATAATGGAAATTTAACAGATTTAATGGAATATTAGAGAAAAACAATCTTGGTTTTCTAGAATTTTTGGATAGGTAATTTTAGCGGAGTAATATATGAAGAAAGCATTAAAATTTGATGAAGATTTAGGCGATTTTATGCCTTTCTTCTGTAACAGTTGCAATACAAATATTAGTAACAATATCATTGTAAAAGTAGGTATTAATTTCTACAAAAGTCCTTTATGCGTTAGATGCAATGAATCAAGAGGCATTAAAATTCATAATAAGGAGGAGTAGGTCCAAGAAACAAGATTAACTGAACCTATAAAAGCCGTTAAAACCATAGAACCAAAAAGAAGAACAAGAATTTTTAAAAGGAGCAATTAAATGAAAAGAATAGAAACAATCTGTAAACACTTAATAGATTCAGTAGAGAAAAACAATCTAGAGGAAGTAAAAAAGCTTACGGAAGAATTAAAGCATGATGTTAATAGAATAGTACCGCATAAAAACAAGCAGGAGCGTGATGCTCTTACTGAAGCCGTCCATCATGGGAATATTACAATTGTTAATTACCTAATTAATAACTACGGCAATGTAAATATATTTTATAATGGTGGTAAATGGAATGCTCTAACGGAAGCTGTAGCTCATAAAAACGGGGAAGTATTTAAGTTGCTTTTATCTAAAGCTAGTCTTGATACAAAACAAAAGGTTATGGATTATATTAGGGATGAGGATTACGATGAGAAAATGCTTGATATATTAACGACTTCGGTAGGTCAAGACCTTGCCCCACTTTTTGATTTCTTCCATGAAGTAGGATTTTCTGGGGCTAATTGGAACGCAGAAGAAAGCCAATAAATAATAGGAGGAATATATGAAGGATAAATTTTTAATAATAACTGCAATTGTTGTAGCATTATTAGTTGGTTACTATTTTGAGTTCCACAGCGGAATAAAAAAGAATAGTGATAATTCTGGAATAGAACACGAATTAGTAAAATAAATATGGAACTTAAAGAAATAAAGTGTATTGCTAGTCGTATACAACGAGAAATAACAAATAAGGCTTACACAAGCAGCAACTTATTTCTAACTGACGTTGAAGAACTAATAAGGAGGATTCTTGATGAAGCTTAAAACACGTTTAGCTAATAAAGCTGGTGCGAAAAATATTTTTACTCAAATAATGCCGGAAATGCAGCAAAGAATAAAAGATTTTATTGATGCAGAGTCTAAAGCGAATGGCTTTGTTGAAAAAAGAAGTAATGCTTCATTTTTTAGGGAAGCAATTGGATATTATCTTGATAAACATGAGAAAAAATATTTTAAGAAAGAAGAGTAAAATATGAAAATCCAGCTAGAACCTTACATAGAAGAGCTTATAGACGATGTAGTAAGGTATACAACCTTAAGCAAGCAGGATGTAATAAACTACTTTGTAAAGGAAGGGTATAGTAATTTCTTCTTTAGTAATGATCTTGAGGATTTACTTGATCATTATTTGGAGGAGTGGAAAAAATGAAAATCAGACCTTTTATTATTCCTTCTGTTGTCTTTATGGTAGTTTTTTTGGTTCTATCAATAATTAATAATATGTCAGCAGATTTAAAAAAGATAGAACTAAGAGCTGATTTAGTTGAGCTGGTAATAGCCAGCGATCCAACACTTTCTAACGAAGAAATCAAACATAAGGTTAATGATTTGTACAAGTTTATTCTGGAAAATGAAAAACAATAATGAAGACTGGCTTAAGGAACGTAAAAAATACATCGGTGGCAGTGATATTGCTGCAATTCTTGGTTATAGTAAATTTGCGACTGCTGTTGATGTTTATTTGTCAAAAAAAAGCGATAGCATAGAGCAGAAAAATGATGCTGCTATTATGTGGGGACATTATCTTGAAGACGCAGTTGCTTGTGCATATAGCGATAAAACAGGTCTAAAAGTAGAAAAACACGAAGGACTTATAGTCCATCCTGAATACCCTTTTATTGCAGGTAATATTGATCGCTGGGCGTATGATATAGCTTCTGGTACAAGGCATATACTAGAATGTAAAACCAGCGGCTTCATGATGAGAAATGACTGGGGTAAAGAAGAGTTGACGGATGATATCCCCCTCTTTTATCTCACACAAGTAGCTTGGTATAGTATGTTAACTGATGTTGAGAAAGTTGATATAGCCGTTTTGATAGGTGGACAAAATTTTAGAATTTACACTTATAGAAAAGATAAAGACCTAGAAGCAATTTTACTAAAAAAAGGAGTGGAATTTTGGCAAAATCATATTGAGAAAGATACCCCTCCTGCTCCAGTGCTAGTTAGCGACCTTGATAAACTATATCCTAACTCATCAGAAAAAAGCGTTTACGCAAGCAACTATATAGAAAAGAAAGTAGAGCAATTAAATAACCTTAAAGCACAGAAGAAGAGCATTGAAACCGAGATGGAAAACTGCGAATTTGCTATTAAGGAATTTATGAAAGAAAGCGATATTCTAGTTAGCGAGCACGATTTAAAACCACTTATTACTTGGAAAAAAAACAAGGATAGCATGATACTTGATACAGAAAAACTAAAACTGGAAATGCCTGAAGCTTACAACTCCTTTTTAAAGAAAAAGACAGGTAGTAGAGTATTTTTAGTTAAGCAGGCTAAAATGCCACAGAGCTAAAAAATAATTCTAAAAATTCAAACACTGGTTGATTTTACTCTTTTAGTCTGGTACTATAAAAGTGTACAAATGATTATGAGGAGTAAAATGAGTCTAAAAACATTAATAAATAATATGGATAATTTAAAGGCGGCACTAAAGATACAGGCAGATAGAGAATACAGACAGCTTGTTGAGAAAGCTATTAATCTTGGCGTAGATGATTTTAACTACGGCAGCTATGATCCACAAGGTTTAAGACATGCAATAGGCGAGAAGTTACACGAGACATCAGCTAGAGAGCAGAGATTCCTGCGTATTGAGTTCTATAATACAAATTCTAGGGGGTGTTAATCATGGGTGATTTAGAGTTATTAATGCTAGTACACGGGATTATATTGTTAGTAGCTTTTATAGGAACAATAATAACCTTTTACTTAAAAATGAAAGATTAGAAAGGAGTAACAGAATGAACATAATTAAAGCTATTGAGGTAGTAAAACAAGCACAACAAAAAGTCTATCATCCTAAATATACAATAGATGGTGATATTGTTGTTTTTTCTTCTGTTAGTGAAGACGGAGTTTTAAAAGGTAACAGCTTGACTTTAGAACATATTACTCCTGAATTACTGAACGGGTGGTGCATTTATAATGTAATAGATAACGACACACCTTTAAATAAAGATGAGAAAAAATATTTCGATTATTGTTTAAAAAAAATGATGACAAACATATTAGAAAGAAGAGAAGTTGATTGTTTTTATAGTATTGATTCACGTTATGCTGGTTATGTAAAGGTTTTTAGACGTTTACTCGAGGTCAAAGAATATGGACTAAAAGCAATCCTACTTTTATGGGAAACATTAAATCAAGGAGTAGCTAGAAATAATATACCTTGCCTTGAAGCGCTTAATACTTTGTATAGAGTCTTCCCATGGCAAGCAGAATCCAGTTTTAATGACATGTGCGAAGATAGTGTATTGTCTATTAATGATTGGTTGATAGAAAATTACAAAGAAGAAATGATAGTTAATTTTTTGAATCAAAGAGGTAAGTAAAATGACGGATTTTAATGCAAAACATAGAGAGCTTTATTTGGAAGAGTTAAAAGAAGTTTTGAAAGAAAAAAGTAATTATATAGATGATTATAAAAAAAATCAAAATCAAAATTACTCGGGGGGTATAAAAGTATTAAATTTATCAAATATTAAGGATTTAATAAATAAGTTTGATATTAAAAGTAAAGATGTACTTATAGAATTATTGAGAACATTAAAAGATAATCTAAATGAATATGATTTTAAAAGGGTGTGTGAATTTAGATATTTTTTTCCTCATGAAAAAACATTATACGATTGTTTGTGTGTAGAATTATTTAAAGATCAATTAATTGATATAATTTTAAACAATGAGGTAAAAGATGAATAATAAATTTGAAAACTGGATGAATAACGTATTTGCTCCATGGGCATTAACAGTAGTATTTGGAACTAACTTTATCGTGTTGATGTTAATACTCGGTGATTTGGCTTTCGGAAGATGACAAAAACTAAGATTTTTGAATATTTATCTCTTGCCCCTGAAGAACTGGATTTGCTTAAATTCGTCCAGTGGTTAGAACTGAACAGCGAAGGTGCTTTCCATGTAAATAAAGGAAAGAGACCTGAAATAAAGAATAAATTTGATTTAGGATTAAGGAGTAAGAAATGATATTAGAAACGTAGACTGAACTAAAGAAAAAATTAGAGAAAAAATAAAATACCTATTAGTAGAATTGTACTTCAAGCAGTAGAAGCAGTAAAAAAGATAAAGATAATAAAAAAGTAAAAATGAGTAAAATCAAAAAAGGAGCAAAACAATGAGTAACATAATAACGACGACAAACACTTCCAACGACATGTTCGATGTAATGGACAAAGCTTATAAATTTGCCAATATTTTTGCAAAATCCGACATAGTGCCAGCTCACTATAGAGGCAAGCCAGAAAATACTTTTATAGCTGTACAAACTGCTTATAGAATGAATCTAGACCCGATGCTGATAATGCAGAATACTTACGTTGTAAAGGGTAAGCTTGGCATGAATAGCACATTTGCTATATCACTTGCCAATTCCAGCGGAATATTTGACTCTGGAATACGTTATAAGCTAGAGGGCAGCGGTGATGATTTAAAAGTTACTGCTTACGCTAAAGTAAAGAATACAGGTGAAGAAATATCTTACACTATCGCAATGAGAGAAGCTATTGCTGAGGGGTGGACTGAGAACAAGAAGTATAAGACATTGCCAGAGCTAATGCTTCGCTATAGAGCCGCTATATTTCTTATTAGAACTCATGTGCCAGAAGTATTAAATGGTATGCACATGGTTGAGGAAATAGAAGACATGTACATAAAAACAGTAGAGGAAGAGCAACCATCTCAACATTTAAGTAAAACTGATATGTTGAAATCTTATCTCGAAACAAAAGAAGAGATTGCAGAGCCAGATTACAATGCTGCTGATAATGGAATTATTTATGATGGGTATCCAGAAGAAGAACAGAAAAAGGCACTTGTCAACGAACTAAGAACGTTAATACTATCAAATAACATTCCGACTGAAACAACTGCAAAATGGCTAGATAAAGCACATGTAGACAATATAAGCGATCTTGGTATTTCAGAGCTTAAGGCATGTATTGATTTTGTAAAAAATAAGTATGAATAATTAGAAGAAAACGGATGCTTTGAGGAATAATAATATTAATTAAGTGCAAATAGCCAAGTGGGAAGGCCGAGGATTGCAACCCCTCTATTCGCTGGTTCGATTCCAGCTTTGCACTCCATTTTAAATATAAAACAAAGGAGCAAAATATGACGGAGTATAACGCATGGTTACTATTAAATGGTATAGTTCTTTTCTTAACTGTATATGTTGTTTATTTTCCAGCTTATCAAATGCTAAAGAAGCTAAAAGATTCTGATGATAAATATATTCCTCAATGTTTCTTTTTTCATGCTGGTTTTCATGCGTTATTGGTTTTAGTAGTTACTCCTTTTTTTATTAGAGGAGTGATCGATTATATATATTATATATTTTGTTAAAATACAAATAAATGCTTTTAAGACATTATCAAACTGACTTTGTAAATAACGCTGTTAAAGCCTTAAATAAACATGGGAAGACTCTGGGTATTGCCCCTACGGGCAGTGGTAAGACGATCCTGCTTTCAAAGATCATAGGCGAACAATGCAATAACAATTCAAATTTAAAAGCCTGCGTACTTGCTCATAGAGACGAGCTTACTTTTCAAAATGAAAGTAAATTTAAGCTTGTTAACCCCGATATCTCAACATCAATTTGCAATGCAGATACAAAGGACTGGCAGGGGCAAGTAACCTTTGCCATGGTGCAGACTTTATCTAGAAGCAACAATCTTGATAACGCACCTAGAATTGACATGCTGGTTATTGATGAGGCACACCACTCTACGAGCAAGTCTTATCAGGCGGTTATTAACAAATTCAAGGAAAGAAATAACAACCTTATTTTATTAGGCGTTACCGCTACTCCTATTCGTAATGATAGCGGAATGCTAAAGGATGTATTTGGTAATGTTTGCCATGTTATTAAATTAAAAGAGCTTATAGCAAGCGGTTATCTAGTCCCGCCACGTCCTTTTGTTATTGATCTTGGTATTCAAAAAGAAATAGAGGAAGCAAGAGACAGAGACGGCGAATATGATATGGATAAGGTCGCTGGTTTAATGAATACGGAAATATCCAATCAAAAAGTATGGGAACACTGGATAGAAAAAGCAGGAAATCGCAAGACAGTAATATTCTGTTCTACCATAGCCCACGCAGAAACAGTAACACAAAAGTTCATATCCTGCGGTATAAATGCAGCTCTTATTACTGGTGAGATGAACAAGGATGAGCGAAGAGTAATCTTTGAAGCCATGGATAAGGATAGAATCCAAGTTATTGTTAATGTAGCAGTATTAACAGAAGGTTGGGACTATCAACCTATATCATGTGTTGTATTACTACGTCCCTGTTCTTTCAAGGGAACAATGATACAGATGATCGGTAGAGGGCTTAGAACGATAGACCCTAGCATCTATCCTGATACTCAAAAAGATGATTGTATTGTTCTAGACTTTGGCACTTCTCTTCTAACTCATGGTTCTTTGGAACAGGACATACACGCAGCTAGACGTAAACAAGGAAAGAAAACGGACGATTTCAAGATATGCCCAGACTGTTATCATAGCAACATCAAGGAAGCCTTAGAATGTGCGTTTTGCGGTTATGTATTTGGTGAAGATGAAGAAGAAATAGAATCTTTGCCAGATAGTAAAGAACTGCTAGATGATTTTAAAATGATAGAGCTTAAATTGCTCGGTAATTCAATTTTCAAGTGGCACGATATTAATGAGAGTATAAAAATAGCGGCAACAATATATTCGACAGCTATCGTTATAAAAGATCAGAACAGATATTTAGCTATTGGTTTTTTAGAAGAAAAAGAAGAGGAAGAAAAGAAAGTAAATAACAAGGAAGTACATATCTTGGCTAACTCAAGTCATTACAATCAAGCATTAGCAGCTGCAAGCGATTATATGAACACGCATAACACGGACGATAGCTGTTCAAAAAGCAAGAAATGGCTAAAGTATGATATTTCAGAAGGTCAAAGACCTTGGATACCAGAAAAATACTTAAGTAAGAATATTAATCGCTATGAAGCAATGTGCGTTCTTCGTATGCAGTTTAATTTGTCTGCGATTAGAAGTGTTGCGTTAACTGCGGATGTGAATTTTACGTTTTAAGAGGACTCTGGAGTTCTAGATGGTGATAGATATAATCCATCACAACCTAGATCATAATGCACGCAAAAATATTTCCCTAATGAAAGGTGAAACAATTATTAAGAAAATATTTTACATGCAGCTACGTTATAGCATGTTTGCTTTGAATTAAAATAAAAAATATTTAAAATGAGTGAGATTTTAGAAAAAACAAAGAATTACCTAATTACTTTGGTTTGTACTAAAGAATTTATCATTGGCTTTATATTCGGTTTTTTTGTAGCTGGCGGCATATTTTCCCACTGGATATTTGGCAATGATAATTTGTGGGAACAATTGCTAGAGTTAATTATTAGAATCACAACCAGCCACGATATAGATATAACAAAATGAAAGCAGGAATTGAAGCTATAAAACTATTAAAAAAATTTGAACAGGGACCAAATGGCGGTTTTGCTAGCAGAGTATATCAATGTTCTGGTGGCAAGAATACCATCGGTTATGGACATGTAATATTACCTCATGAAACATTTGATGTAATCACTGAAAAAGAAGCAGAAGAATTATTAAAAAAGGATATAAAAATTGCAGAGGAAGCTATTAATAAATATGTAGTAGTGCCGTTAACGCAAAATAAGTTTGATGCTTTAGTATCTTTTGTTTTTAATGTTGGAGTAAAAGCTTTTAAGCAGTCCACGCTTTTAAAAAAGCTTAATCAAAGTTTATACGATGAAATAGACGAAGAACTAGCAAAATGGATTTACATATCATGAAGAATATAATTGATTCAATAATAACCTATTTGTCGCGCTTCTATAGCTGCAATAATTATTCTACTCAGCAATCATCCCAGATAGAAAAAATTATGCACAAAAAGGAACAGCAATTGCCTATTCCCGAAACAAAAAAAAGAGTTAGCAAAGGTTTGATAAATAGAAGAAACGCAGAAATAGAATTGTGGAAAAAGAAATAGTCAATTAATATAATTCTTCGGACTTTAGCACTTTAAGTCTTGACAAATAGTTATAAACCTTATATTATATAGGTATGAGGTAATTTGTTATGAACTTAATAGAAATATTTGCAAAATTCCAAGATAATCAGCAGGCTATAGAGTATTTAGAACAAATACGCTGGAGAGATGGGGTTATTTGTACAAAATGCGGCTCGAATAAAACCTGTAAACATAGAGAAAAGACTAAAACTAGATGGCAATGTTGGAACTGCCATCATGTTTTTAGCGTAACAGTAGGCACAATATTTCACCATAGCCACGTACCGCTTAATAAGTGGTTTATGCTTATAGCTCTGATGCTTAATGCTAAGAAAGGCTTGTCTTCGCTACAAGCTAGTAGAGACCTAGGGCTAAGAGCAATGACAACTTGGAGTATGATGCACCGCATTCGTAAGGCGATGGCAAGCGACCAAGCAGAACTATTAAAAGGCATCGTTGAGATGGATGAATGTTATATCGGTGGGAGACCTCGTAAAGAAAACAAAAAGGACGATGATAACAACGATGGCAAAGGAAGTCCTAGAGGACGCGCTACCAAGAAAGAAGCAGTAGTTGGAGCTGTAGAACGTAAGGGTAGCGTTAAGATTGAACACGTATCTAAATCTATGCTAGATAATAAAGGTTTACTAGCTTTTGTACGTAAAAACATTGATATCGCAGAAACCTTACTTGTAACAGATGAATACAAAGGCTATAATAAAATGAACGATAAAATTGCACACTATTCCGTTAATCACAGCAGGGAATACGTAAGAGGCGATATTCACACGAATACCATAGAGAGTTTTTGGGCTATTCTAAAAAGGGGTATTATGGGTCAGTTTCACTGGGTTAGTAAAAAATACTTACAAAGATATCTTGCAGAATTTGAATATAGATACAACAGAAGAAATCAAGATACTAAAGATATATTCAACAATTTATTAATGAGAGCGGTATGTCTAAGATAAATAATATAGAAGACATTCATAAAATAGAAAATTTTAACTTACCTTTATTGCAAGAAGCCTTAAGGTTAGCCGAATTAAAAATGATAGACGAAAACAACAGAAAAGAAAGGATAGATAGAAGGGCTTATTTTATACTTCCTTTTGTTTTAGGGAGTATAATATGGATGACAAAAGAAATATATCAACTTCCTAAAGATGTTGTGTTTAAAGATTATTTTCAAACTAGTATATTGATTAGCTATTTGTTGTTTGTTATTACAGCTATTCTATTGTGTTACGTTATAAAACCTCAGTCGTATGGAGGTATGGGGAGGTTACCCGATATTTGGCTTAATAGCTCTGTTGTAAGTAGTCTGGATAACAAGATTTTTGGTAAGATTTTAACAAAAATCTTGTTAGATTCCGAAGACTGTATAATAAAAACTTATGAGACAAACAATAAAAGAATAAAAATTTTATCTTGGAGTTTACGATTAGTTTTATTCACTCCTTTGTTTTTATTGATTAGTATCATAAGCCATCTGTTTTAAATTTAGTTTTATCCTCTATTAATATTTCATTAGTTTTGTTATCAATAGGCTTTATAGTATTAGGTTTAACATTTTTATTATCTTGTATAGTCAAGGCATTTTTTAGACTAATTAAATTATCGAGTAGTTTTATTGGATTAAAAGTTGAATTATTTTTATTTTCTGTCATTATATTACCTATATAGATACTAAGAAAAGAGGTCAGCTAAGCTATAACTTAGCCCCTCAACTTTCTTATACCACAGGAATTTATTAAAAACAAGACTTAAAACGCTAAAGTTCGAAAGCTATGCTTAGTATTATTCTTAGCAATATTCACTACGTTATTATAGGAATAATAACCTTTTTTAGTATTTATATTCTTCGGCGGAATACTAAATTAACTATAGAAAAAAACGATCTTGTACAAAATAACATAAAGAAAGAAAAAGTAATTAATATTCAGCAGAAAGTACTAAATGCTAGCGAGAAAATTAAGCATACTGATCTTGATGCTAATCTTGAGCGGTTGTCAGAAAAAAACAAGTAATATACCGACTATAGTTTTACCAGAAGTGCCATTGATTACTCTAAAGGCAGTAGAAGAAATTAAACAAGTCTGTTTACCTCGCAAGTCCTGCGACAACTTCAATAACTGGCTAAGCGATGTGTATGTGTTTAAAATTAAATATGAAATATATAAGGAAGAACTAGAAAAATATTAACCTATATTGTCAATATCAGTACCATCAGAATCGTCATCTAGATTAATTGCTCGCACTAAAGTAGCAAGCCCAATTATAAGGTTCGTACAGGCGAGAACCATTAAACGCATTTCTTGTAATCGTCCCGCCTCTACAAATAGCATAAAAGTAGTAATAGCAAAAAGCCATAAAACAATAACTTTGTAAAAGTTAAACTGTATTCCTTTTGCAAAGTCTTTAATTTTCTGTATTAAATTTAACATTAAATTTTCTTAGTTTTATTAGGTGTATTAAATAACTCACCAAATGCTTCACCAATATATTGTCCTTCCATCGCATCTTCAGCAAACATCCTTACTTCATAGGCGAAATTCCAACCGGCTTGCTTATATAATCTAGGTTCTTCTTCTTTTGATAATTCGTAAAATTCCTTAATATCTTCGTCAGTAACATTTAGTATTGCTTTTAACACTATGGATTTTGCAAATCTTTCTTCTCCTATATAGCTTACAAGTAAAATCAGAGCGTCGATTTGATTCTGATCTAATCTCTCTTTTTGTTTTGCTAATAAATATTTTTCTAATATTTTTTTTGTTTCAGATAAGTTTTCATTTATTTTAAACCTTTCCTGTAATTCTTTTCCTTTTTCTCCTAAAAACATAACTTTCTTCTTATTTATTGTTAATTTTTTTAATTAAATCTAACTTTTACTATACTTTATCAATTAGTCTTATAAAAATAACTTAGTCGGAAATTCGTACCATCGAATATTGTTCTAACTTCTACATCTTTAATCAGATTGCCTTTAAATCTATCAGTATAAGGATAACCCATTATGATAGCACTTTCTATTTCTAGATTATCTATCTTAATTTTATATCCCGTTGTATTACCTAATAAACTATAATTCGATGGAGGTATAAAACATACTTCCATATTCTTCTTTAATTCGGTAATAGGAAGTCCATAGCTTGTTTTTAAAGCGATTACTGTATTCACACTAGAATCTGTAGTAACTGAAACCACATCAAAAACGTTACTTGTCTTTATAGCTTTGTTAACATGATTATTTAGACTAGCAAAAGTTATCTTTCTATCTTTTGATTCCAAATAACCTCCTTGTGGATTTACCAGTCTCATAGGTAATACATCGTAGGTATTAATTACCCCTTCATGATAATCTAATTCACCATTATATACTGTTCTGACTTCTTGACCTTTTTTAAGGTCTTTAACAACGGATAAGTCGTTATACAATAGCTGTCCTGAGGTTATACTTGTTGTGTCTATTTTGATTTTGATTTGTCTACTTGTTGTGCAATCTTGATTGGGCGTAAAACATACTTCCATATTCTTCTTTAATTCAGTAATAGGAAGTCCATAACTTGTTTTTAAAGCGATTACTGTACTCCCACTAGAATCTATAGTAACTGAAACCACATCAAAAACGTTACTTGTCTTTATAGCTTTGTTAACATGATTATATAGACTAGCAAAAGTTATCTTTCTATCTTTTGATTCCAAATAACCTCCTTGTGGATTTACCAGTCTCATAGGTAATACATCGTAGGTATTAATTACCCCTTCATGATAATCTAAAGAGTTTACACTCATGACTAGTTTTTGTTGATCCTTTACATAGTAAATAACACCATCATTACTTGCTGCACTCGGCAAATCATCCTTTGTATTAACACTAAATGGCCGATTCGTGTAATACACGGAATAATCTAAATTTTCGCCATGATTGTAAAATAGATAATTTAATAATTGCCTTGGTAAAATAGTACCCGTAAATCCTTCTTCTAGAAAACTTAAAGGCGGCTCTTCATCTAATCTATTAAAATATCCATTCTGTAATTTAATTCTAGTAGTTGCCCATTTAGTAACAACCGGTAATTTTTGCGGCATAAACTATTCCATTAAATCTGTTAAATTTCCATTATCTATAAAATCTGTATCCGAATTCCAATCACTTAGTCCGGGTAAATTAGTATTTATTGTTTTGTATATAGCAACTTCTAATGTGGTTTCTTGATTATTATTGTTAGTATCTAATAATATACCTGAGTTTCCAACAATATAATTGTAATTTATATCTTTCATTTCACTAAAAATAATATCCCTCGTACCTATCATAATTAATCCAATAAAATTAACACATAAAGGCTTTGCAAGGGTAATTATATTTTTTATTCTTTCTATTTCATCAAAAGTCAAATCACCTTTTATTTCCACTAAAAAAGCATTTTGTTTTATTTCGATTAAATGAATTTGTGTTATTTTGGTATTAAATGATACAAAAGTAATAATTTCCTCCGGTGTACCGGTTGAATTATTTTGAATGATTTTATTAATAATAGCTCTTCTATATTCTGCATCCTCTTTGTAATTTCTAACCTCACCTACTATGTCGCCTAAATAATCCAAACTTTTGTATTTAGCTGTAAGTATATTTTTTTCAGCATGTATATCCCATAGCAAATTCTCTAGCTCTTGCCATTTTACAACTAAGGCATCCTGAAATTTTAAAATATTATTGCTTTCCTTATCCTGTTCAACTAAGCGAGCTCTTGCTCGATCAATATGATCGTTAATTCTTTCCGTAAACATTAAATTAAGACACTGTAATTGTTATTCTGCTTTTTTCTACTATTAAAAGCTCTCTTGTTCCAGCTGTAATGTTAGCTGTGCTTAATGCTGCACTAGTATCACTTGGGTTATAACTCTTACCTAACTGAATCGTTGCCTCAACTACACCATCTTGCTTATAAATTATTGAATATAAAGATTGATAATATAAGGTCTGCCCAAGTCCCAACCCAACCATTGTATTTACTATATCATCCTTTATAAATTCTACTGAATCTGTATTGAAAGTATCATTTTTAGTAATTGCAATGCTAATAAATACGTATACCTGTGTAGGTCTTGAAAAGTATATACGCTGCACATGATTCGTACTATCTGTTACATCAAAATAACTAGAACCATATGAAGATATACCAACTGGCTTATAGTCCCATATTGCTTTAGCTATTAACTCATCAGTTCCGCCATATATAATACATTCAAAACTATAAGGCGGAATATTATCTACTGTAGAAGCTGTTGCATTTTCATTAACAGTAACTGCAATCACGTCTCGAATTGTAAATAATTTACTTCTTATTGATGGAAGAGTACTGCGACCATTTAAACTTAATAAAGTTTTTCTACGAATTCTTAAATCTATATCTGTTTCTAAATCGCTACCAGTAAAGCCAGCATTATAATTATTTATACTGATTATGCCGTTAGCTAAATTTATAAATTCTGTTAATGCTCCAGAAGGAATTGGTACTGCCCCTATTATTGTATTATAATATAATACATTGCTGGTAACTGTAACAATTGTACTTCCACTGTTAGCATCTAGTATACAGGAAAAATTATTTTGATAATCTTGTGATATAATATCAATCATATCATTTGATACAGTAGCTATTAATGATAAATTTTCTTTGCTATTAATAGCATTACTTAATCCTATTGCTATCATAGGTATAGTATCATTAATTTGTTTAGTATAGGATATTATTTCATTATTAATTGTTATCTTATATATACTTTTTTCATTAGTAGTTATTTGTAATTTTATACCAATACATGATTCATTATTTATGCTGATTTCTTCTATATTAGAAAAAGAAGTAGATGTATTCGGAATTGTTGCCAAAGTAGAGGAGGGTAAAATTGAAAAATTTTCTCCTGTAACTTGTGCCTTTACATAACTATAAGTAGCTGGTAACCTTTTAATACCAAGCAATGCACAATTATAGTCAAGACTTATACCTTCTGCAAAGGTCGGTGAGAAACTATCGTATAAAGATTGACATAATTGCCAGATAAACACTTCCCTTTCAGTAAAGATATTTACCATATTGCCTATTACTGTATTGTCATCAAAATTAAGCTGCCCTAAGTTTGCAGTTAATTCCTGCTGTATCTCAGCAGTTACTACGTCGAAAGTCTTTGTTATTAATCCGTCTTTTGTTAATCCGTAAGCCATGTTCTATTGATTTGTATTAAGATTGGTAACTGTTACCTCATTGCCTAAATCATCTTGTAAAGTAATCTTTATTGTAACAGTTCTTGTTGAATCATTAAACGCAATATTGAATTTTGTTATTTCTTTGACTCCTTCTACTTCTTGGATGGCATTCATGATAATAGCCTGTACTGTATCAAGTGAGTTCTTCGTACCTAATATACTTTGAAAGTAAGGTACTCCAAGTTCAGTATCTAGCCAATAATCACCTTTAAAAAGCAGTAACTTTCTTTGTACTCTTTGGGCTATTACAGTTTCGTCAGTAGTAAGCTGAAAATCAAAATTCTCAATAAGCAAATCACCGCCAACTAGTTGTAAATCTTGTTTTTTCATACTTCTTCGTTTAACTCTTGTCCCACTAATTCTAGTTTACCACAGTCTTTTTCAAAAGAAATAATGATTTCATCTAATAACTCAATTTGATTTTGAGTTTGCATTATATCAGCGTAATATTCATACTGTATTTTTACAACATGACTTACATCTTTTATTACCTTTATCTTGTCAAAACTATTAATAATCTTTGTTATAAAACTACTATATTGATTATTAAGAATAAATAAATAATTCTTTTTTACTAAATTTAAGTCTTTACTAGGTTTAGTCTGAGTAACAGCATCTTCACTATGTACTTTTATTTGCGTTGATTGTTCCCCAATAGTTTTGATTTCTGTTTGCGTTAATTGTTCTTTTATGAATTTGGTATCTGTTTGAATTAACTGCTCTTTTTTTTCTTGGATGTCAGTTTGGAACTCGCTATCCTTTACTTGCTTTTCTTCTACTTTCAACAATTTTTGAGTTACTAGGTATTGTTCAAGTGCAAAAGATTTAATTGTATGGTATATTAAAGAAGAATACGGCTGCATCTTTTTTATATCTTGATTAAGAATATCCACCATTGCTTCGTAGTAATCACCAAACATATTAGGCTTCAAACTGGAATACCAAGTATTCTTTTTTGATTGCTCGCATTCTACAATGTTATTAGCAATAGTGTTTTGAAAACTTTTTAGAACTCTAATATCATTCACCTCTACTTTCATCCCTGTCATATTTTCAAAGTCTTTGTGGGTTTTGATCAGCATTTTTTCAAAATATGTATAAATTTCAGGTCTCGGTAGAGTTTTATTCAAAAAATCAAAAAATTCTATTTTTTCTTTGGGTTCTTTAAACACTTCTCTATTAGTAAAACCTCTCTGCGAGAATCCATCTAACCCAAGTCTCATTAACTTGGAAGCTCTAACTTCTGCTGTTTCTTTCTGTTTCATAACGAACTCTTAGTTAATAATATATTTAGTATTGTATCAAAAGTTTTAAAAGAAGCAAAAATATCCTTTTAAAAAGGTTAATTCAGGTTGAGAAGTGTTATAAAGAATTTTAGCTATTATCCAAAAGAAAAAGGTTGATTATTAATCACCGCCGACTAGTTGTAAATCTTGGTTCTTCATGTTTTATAACTTGATATGATCTTTATTATTTCTTTTAATCTATCACCATAAAAGAAAATATCTATAATAATGCTTTTATCATCTGTAACAAAAAAAATAATTTTATCCATTACTAAAAAAAGTAATAAGAGTAAAAATCTTTTAAAACATTATGGTAATCAGCTTTTTACCTAAATGCAAATATTCACCACTATGGATAAAATGAAACAATTGCGTATAGATGTATAACCCCACAACAAAACAAATAAAAGAATATAACATTAATTTTTTTATAATCCATCTAATATGGAATCACCAAATCTACGTCTACGAGCCGTTGTCGTTGCAACCGCTCCACCGCTTGCGGTAGTAGTAATGCCTGGTTGTGCTGGTGCTGGTTCTAATGGTGAAACATACTGGTGTGTATGTCCTTCTAGTCCAACGCCGCTTGTAGTCTGCACACTTTGTCCAGTAATTACCGCAGTGCTCGTAATGTTCCCCTCAACCTGCAAAGCTCCTTTTATATTAAAATTGGTACACTCTGCACTAATAATCTCAGCGGCTTTTATTGAAGCATTTTTGCATTCAATAGTAATCGCCTCAGTGCAGTTTATACTAATATCTTTTGTTTTTAAATCTATTTTTTTCGCTGCATTGATTTCAATGAGTCCATCAGGCTTTATTGTTACATTTGAATCAGGTGTTTTTATATCAATTTGCTTGGCAGCAACGACTTCTGTTATGCCATCTGGTTTAAGTGTTATGCTTGAGCCAGCATATTGAATATGCATATCAGTATTATTCAAAGCAACACTTGCGGCAGAAAAAGGAGTAAGTCCAACAAAAGCTATAGCATCGTTAAGAGTATGCATCCGCCTTGTCATTGGTCTATCCTTAGGTTTGCCGAGTAACCAGTTTCTTGCATCTCTATCTAGAAAGATAACAACACAACCATCACCAGCTTTTACTGGCATGGTAATAGATGCCCCGCCCGATCTTGGAAACACGACTGGCACGCCAGATATTCCTTTTAAAGGATTAATATTGTTATCCGCAAGCAGCTCCGGACTAAAATCTATATCTGCCATCTGCTTTTTGTGATCATAACTCTTAATAATACCAGGCAACGAGACTCTTAACTCCTCGTTTATCTTAGCTTTTAAGGGCGGTATCACTTCGGCCATTGACATTTATATTCTCTTTTTTTTCTTTATAAAATTAACTACTTTGCTATATTATTCATACAATCTTCAAATAGTCTTTCGCTATTAACTACAATACCTATATCCCAGTTTAACATCAAAAGAAGACCAATCTCCATAAATAGTAAGAAAATCCCGAAACCACCGATCGCCATAAATAGGCTACCAACTACTTTTTTAAAATCAAACATTATTTTACTCCTTTTTGTATCGCTTCATTCCTTAATATCACACTTTCTCTGTTCGTGCAAATTCCTTACACAATCGTTTAGCAGCTAAATTGTAAGCTTCCTGTGCTTCTTCTTGTGTAAAATAAGCTCCTAAGTAATATCTTGTATGATAAAAACAGATCGTAGACCTCCATTTACCTTTATCAAAGAACACTCCTTTACCTTCTGTTTTTCTTCCAAAATTAACTTGCGATGATGTAGCAGAACGTAAATTGTAAAACTTTGTATTTAGAGGGTTGCCATCAATAAAAGATACATATTCAGGCGTGTACCCATGAAACATAAGAAAAATTAATCTAGCTGTTGTATAACCTTTGCCTTTTATATACGTTCTTTTAAAAGGATTTCTTTTTTTGCCTCTAAAACTTACATGAGAAGCTTTATCGCCAATTTTGACATGATCAGCAACAGATATACGCCAGTATAACTCTCCATCTTGGCCGTAATTAAAAAAGCTCTTTAGTTCTTCCTGAGTAAATGGACTTTTTACTTCCTTGCACCTTTCCACTGGAATTTTAGGAATAGTCTTTGTTATTCGCTTAAATATTTTTTCGTTGATCATTTTAAAATTATCTAAGCCAGAACCAACGTTAAGTGTTATAAATTTCTTACTCCCCCTAGTACCTCCCAATCTTTACAACAATAAGGTTTATAACTAGTAGTACAAACATGTTTTAAATGTTTTTTACACCATATATGAAGTGGTCTTATGTATTCTACATATACTCCTTTATTTTCTTCTCTTACTATTCTATTTGATATATCTATATGAACATGATTAGAACTCTCGCTAATTATATTGTTCTCTTCTACTAGAAATACACCATTTTCATTTTTAACTGTTATCATTCTAATACCTCCCAATCATCAGCTAATATATCAATAGGAGTTAATATATATTGACAATTTTTACCCATTATCCAAAAACTATTAATACTTATATATAAATGAAAATCCCAATCTTTACGTTTTATGTTATTATCGTTATGTTGAGCTAATTTCATTGCATCAATAATGTTCATTTTTTTACTCCCTGTTATCATACTCAAACATTACTCTCTTATTTGCTGTTATTTGTATGAAGTCTATATCCTCGCTTTCATATAAATAAGTAAATGTATCACTTACCAGAAATGCAAAACAATCTAACAACAATGAAAAGTATAATTCTTCATTAAACCCGTACTCATCACTATTTTTAAAATGTATTTTATAATAATCGGTTTGAATTTTATTACCCTCTAATACTACTCCATAATCAGCAACCAGTTTACATATAGCAATATTAGATGTTTTATTATAATTTGAATTTAAAGCTTTAGAAAATTTATTAATCTTAATTGCCTTATTATCTTTATCCCATATATCTATAAACATATTATTTTACTTCCTCCCAAATTACTTTATCTGTTTCTAAATCAAAAACTATTCTTTCCGTATAATTATAAATTTTTAATAACTTATTAAACTCATAGCTATTAATAAATTACATGACCTCTTCTGTAGTATTAAAATATTTGTTGTAGTGATCAACTCCCATTTCATCGAAAAAACATAATTCAAACTTAGGTTTTACTGTATCATTAATATTCCTTTTTTCTATTTCTTTAAATATTGTTAATGCTTTATTTTCAGTTTCTTTTGTATCACTCATTTTCTTGTCCTATAATATTTTGTTACTAATAACCTAAGATAATTTAATTTTACTTCTGTTTCGTTACTACCCCAATTATCCATGATATAATCTACTATCTCGTTTTCTCCTCTTTGTATTTCTAATTCTTTTGTGTTGTTCATTTTATTACCTCCCAGTCATATTTCTAAAAAAATATGCTTCTCTAAAATCCGCTCCTACACAATACGCTCCATTTAAATTAGCCTCTTTCGCATCGTGCCTATAGACAATTACATCAACAAAATCAGAACTTCTTAAATCAGTGTTTTTTAGATTTGTTCTTCTTAAATCAGCTCCTCTAAAATCTGCATATCTTAAATCAGCGTTACTTAAATCTAATTTTTTTAAATTTGTATAACTAAAATCCGCTCTTTTACCTTTAGCATAATTACTTTCTAACCATATCTTATGCTCTTTTATCATATGATCGACTTTATCTTGGGTTAGTTTTTGACATGTCATTTTCTTTCCTCTTTAATCCTTGAAATTACAATAAAAAGTTACTCCTAGTCCTAGTATTCCAATACTTAATATTATTTTATATATCTTTTTTAATTTCATCTAATATGTATACAATACCATATAATGTAGCTCTTAACTTTATTACGTCTTTAAAAACCTCATTTATAGTATATTTATTATCCATATTATCCATAAGCATCTTGATGCTATCTGATAAAAAGTCCGCTTCAGCTTCCAAGTTAAATTTTAAAGACGATAGTTTTTCTAAAATCATTTTATTTCCTCCTTAATCCTTTAAATTATAATATAAATTAAAACCAAGTCCTATTAATCCAACAGTGTCCATAAGAAAATTACTATAAAATGGAATAGTATAATTTTTTCAATATCGTGCATTTTGTTTAATCCTCATTATAAAATTTCAAATTATTGTTTTTTCTAATTTCCTCTTCAGCAAATATTTTACATTTACCTCTATATTTCTTGTAATTATCCATATATTCTTGCTCCTTAATCGTCTCTATCAGTATCAAAAACAATCTCATCCGTTTCAAGATTAACAACTATTATTCTATCGTCAGTACTGTTAACAATTTTGTCGTAATGATCCGATAACAAAAAGAAGTTGAAATCAGTTAGACTTGTAAATTGTAGCTCGCTATGGATTATATCATCACCAAAAGCATTTTTACCTTTATTAGGTATATGTATTACCCTCATTTCATAATTAGGTTTTTGATTACCATAAACTAGGTTTTCTTCTTTTAATAACTGTTCAAATCTGCTCATTGTTTTAACCTTTTTGTTATCTACTAATTGCTTTATTCTTATTTTATTCTCTTTACTCAAAGTTTCCCTAAATAATAACTTTCTATTATATAAGTCATCTGCTCTTTTCCTGTTCTGTAGTTTTTCTTTGCATCTTCATCTATTTTTGCACTTACCTCTTTTGAGGTTTCAATATGATTCACAGCTGATCCAACAAACATACCAAACAAAAAAACAAATCCTATAATAAGGGTTATTAACGAATCATTTTGCATCTATTGCACTCCCAACTATTTTTTGCCTTTTAATTTATTTCCCATTTTTTCTCATCCTCTTCTACTAAACGATACCAATCTTCCCTTTTGATTCTTTTTCTTTTATGTTGATCGTTACATAGCAAAATACTTTTTCGAGTAAAATGGCCATAAAAACCACCTAAAGGATGCCCTACCGCAAATCTATCGCCACATATAGGACAAATATATTTATCATTATTTAAGCTAGAAGTTTGCATGCCACCTCTAGCTGTTCCGTACCTACTCATTGTTATCTATTTTCTTTCATGAACCTAACATGATTAGTCCGTTGAGCAATCACTAAAGGCGGTTCATAATTATTTTTTTTAAAATATATAGCAGTAATTACTAAAGAACCTTGTTCTTTAAATATTAAAATTTCACTTATATATGGATAACAACTAGGTATATTGTTTTCACATAATTCTTTTAAGTTTTTAATTTCATAAAAATTGTTATTTTTTATTTCAAAAATAATTCTAAAACCATCTTTATATTCTTCTTTATCCTTAAGATCATATATTCCACGTCTTAAGGCAAGCACCCAAATTTCTATAAATTTTTTTTCGTATTCGTTCATATTCTACTCCTTTGTTCATTAACTTACTTTTACAATACCAGATTAGTATAGTAGAGTCAAGCTTAAAATTTCCTATCTAATAAAAGGACTATTTGCTCAAAATGTTCACGGGGATTCAAGAGATAAAAAAAGGGTTAGTTTTTAAAAAGGATATAATTAATATTCTCTATGTCCTTTTTAACATCTGTTATCTCTTTTAAAGTTGGGATTAATTCTGTCTTATAGAGAATAAGAGGGACAATTAAAAGTATTAGTTTTACAAAAAATCATAATTACTAGCTTTTTCCATTGTAAAATCAATTTTTGATTAATTAGTAATGAATATAACTGAATGATAATAAGAAGTTTAATAATGATTGATATTATAAGAGATAACAACATAATTTACCAATCAATTATAGCAGAGTTTATGTCAGTAGCTCTTTGACTATTAATTGGCGTCAAGTCCCCTTCGCCCTCGCCAAGCGGATTAATCTCAAGGTTGGAGTACCAATCATTTCCCCTTGTATCGCCTACATGGGTTATTTTTTGCACTGCAAACAATCCATTTATATCCTGACTCTCAACCTTTACAACGTCATGTATTTGCAGTTTAGGTTGTAACAAACACTGAACCATCCTTGCTTTTTTACCCAGCTTCGTAATCTCTGATTTTATCAATTTCTTAGAGACTTTTTTTACTGATTCTGGATGCAAGATAAGTCCAGTCTGTGGGTTCAATACTAATACCTCTCTACGTGCGACTGTATTAGTTCCCTTTATTATGCACAGTCCGTTTTGAATAGACCAGCTAAAATTGAAATTCAATGCTAAATTATCCATCACATGATCAAAAGAACCAGCATCACTATAACCCATACTAATCGTCTTTGACTCTTCAACCTCAAGAGTCTTGAAAGCAATGCCTGTTTGTTTGGTGATTTCTTTTAAAATCATCGGCAAAGACGGATTAGCACTAAAAGAAAACCCAAAACTTATAGGCTTCGTTCTCATTCTTTTTATTCCTTCTGCTAAATATAATTCTGTTACCACTTCTGTTTTATCCCTATTGTGTTGTATCTTGGAAACGTCCCCTGAGCCTATAGCAACAAGCCCTGTGTTTAGTCTATGCCCTGCATATAAAGTAACAAGTGAATCATGATCGCCTATTAAATTACGAGTATCAGGTGCTAGATTAAATATTTCTATTTTGGCTACGTTATCCTTTGCCATATATGATTTTACAATCTCAAATTTTATCTTGCAGTTTTCTATTTCAGTTCTGATACGATTATCAATAACAACTTTACATACACGATCAAAGTACAGCATTTGATTTTATTCTTTATTGTGTGTATAATAACAAGCACTAATTTAACTCGCCGTGGTTTAAAAAGGTCTTCATATACCTGCTCCTCTACGGCGGGATCAATTTAACTATAAGGGTCTTTCATCTCTTTTAATATTCTTCTTTCTCTATCTTTTAAAAAGGAATTTCTAAAATTATCTAAAGCTTCCTGTTCAAAAACAGCTTTCATTGGCTCTATTGACTCAGTAGTACCGCTCATTTTCCGAGGCTTACTCGGAACTTGCCTTTTCTTAGAGGCTTGATTTCTAAAATTAGACATATTAAAACGGCAAGTCTTTCTCTTTATTGGAAGAAAGAAGCAATATAGAACCATTAAATCCTTGCAACACTACTTCTGTTTGTTGCTTCTCAAGTCCTGAACTATCTGTAAATTTCTTTGTATGCAATGCTCCCTCTATATAAAGCTTACTACCTTTTTTAACATAGTTCTGCACAAGCTTTACTAGATTATCATTATATACTACTACTTTATGCCATTCGGTTTTATCCTTGTCATGCCCAGTTTGCTTATCTTTCCACTTTTCATTCGTAGCAACATTTAATACCGCAAAAGTCTTGTACCCTTCGGATTGTTTTATGATAGGGTCTTGCCCAACATTACATATTAAAATTACTTTGTTCAAACTATTGGTCATAATTAGGAATTTTTAAATAAATTAGTTAAATCGTTATCGGTTAAATGGTATAATTTTATTGAACCATCAACCATATTAGTATAATCGACTCTATTGAGATTGTCTTCATAAGTCATCGGAACAAGCATACAATCAGGCTTTTTTTCGTGATAACATAATGTAAGTAAATTATAACCAAGCACCAATTTTTGCCGCAGAATAACTGGCTCGTCTACCTCTGTATACAAAGACACATACCAGCTATTATCTCTTACATGATAATCGGCTTCAAGTAAATAATAATCGCTCTTAGTGCCTAAAATTACATCAGCTTTGAAACGATACTGTGGAAACCAATCAATAAAGGTTAATGCTGGAACATTATTTGTTATCGTCATGTATGTGTTTTATTTTGTAAATAACATTTTTTAAATAATCAGTAGAATATAATTTTCTTACAAAGTTAACGTTTAATAACATAATAGATATTACACCTAAACTAATTTTTAAAAAACATTAGTTTAAATATTTTTTTCAAATCCCAGATTAATTTATTATTAATCAAAAAAGAGTTAAATTGTAAATACAAAAAAGTAAGTACTAATAAATATATTATATCTTGTAACATTTAAAAATCAAATAATCCAAAGCCGCCTTGAGGCGTTGTTAATACCTCATCGCTGGGAGTAATAAAGTTAGTAAATTTATTCCATCCTTCTTTCGCTTTGTCCCACCCTTGAGTAGCCCAGCTTTTAGAAGGTTCAACAGATTTCGGGGCTATCCCGTTTTCCGACTTCGGTGCAGCTATCTCAGCTACTCCTTGCTTATAACCAGAATAATAACTTTTTCTTACAGAAGCAAACCTTATTTGTATTAATTCCGCAGAAAATTCCAAACGCTCGCCAGTGTTTTTATCGCTATGAAAAGTTATATTCTCAATAGCCATATTTTGAAAAACGTTAAGCTTTGTTACTACATTGATTAACTCCCTTTTTTCATAAAGCGAAGTAAGCAACTGATAAGCCTGTATACTTGGCTTGGTAGATTCATTAAAAGGCAATAAAGCTTTGATGTTATTTAAAACACTGTTAACGCTATTCTTCAAAAGCGGAGTATCCAATACACCAAAAATCTTACTCGGTGCATCTGTAATATACCCCTCCAACTTCACACGTAAAGGGTTTTTAAATATATGATCGCTTATTGCTTCCTTAGTCTCAACGGGATGTTCAGTAATTGTTGAACTAAGAGTTATAACTTCGGTTAAGCATACATCAAGAACTAAATCGCCAATCTTTGCATGCTTACCTACACCAAAAAATAATTTATTTAAACCGCTTATAGCACTGGTAAGTCCAATAAGCGGAGCTATGATAGATGCCATTTATTTAAGTTACTCCTACTGCTATTAATGCTTTCTCATTTTCATAATCAAAAGTTTTTTGTAGTTCCTTTTGAACTAAATCAACTATTATTCTTGATTGCTCCTGTGAAGTGCCGACTGGAGTAGTCACGTTAATATTAAACGAATTTCTCTGATTAAGCACTTTATTATTGCGATTGGTAGTATTCATTACGCTATTGGAATTGCCAAAAGCTTCCTGTGGATTATACTTTGGCAATCTATCTTTCATATTTATCAGCTTGCCACCTACAGGAACGTTAATCTCTCTATTGCCAACCATCTCAGTGATGCCGCTAAAATCAGGTAAAATGTTTTTAAAACTAATCTTATTAAATTGTTCGGATATCAAATTACTCATAGCGTCAGTAGTTTTTATTATCCAAGACCACATGTTTTTAAAACTATCTATAATACTATCAAGAGTTCCTTTAAATGTATTCCAAGACTCTGAATCAAGAAAACGATTAATTAAAGTATCGCCTCCTTGCCAAGTCATGTATATTTCATCGGCAAGTAATACCAGTGCAGCTGTAATCGCTGTAATGGTAAGCACTACTGGACTTGCAATTAACGCTGTAAATGCAGTAACCAAAGCCCATACTTTTGTTATTACACCTGCAATCCATGCTACTAATCCAATACCTACTAAAGCAGTAATTAAATTCTTCCAACCAATCGTAGGCTCTATAATAGCGTTTAATATATCAAATAATCTTTTTAGAACTGGTAAAAGAAAACTAAAGGCTTGTGATACTCCACTTATTACGTCTTTTAGTTTTGTTCTGATAAGCTCTTTGTTGCTTTCTATCCAACCTCTAAATTCCACTATCACCTCATTCAAAGGAGGCAATAAGTCTATAACAAAGGAATTTCTTATTTCTTTACTAGTGTAGTTTAGACTTCTTAAAGACCTATTAAAATTATCTACAGTCTTGACCTGATCTTTTGAGAAAGTATTGCCGCTGTCTGTAGTACCTGTCTTTTTAAATTGTTCCACGTCTTTTAAAGTAGAACGGGTATTAAGGGCAAATATTCCAGTAGCTGCGGCAGATATAATAGCAACCTGATTGGCAAGAGCCCCAACCTGAGCAAGACTTGCCTTTCTTCTTTCTTTCTGCCTTGTCTTTACTTCTCTTAAACGTTCTTTTATCTCATCGGATTCAAGCTTGTTTAAAAGCTTGATTTCTGACCTTTCTGCTGGAGTAAGAGATTTTAATTCATCGGCGTATGCCTTAGCTTGTGCAAATTTCTTGGCGAATGAATTATTTATTGCTGGTTGTTTTTCTTGAGAACCTAAAGAAGCAAATTTATAAGATGAAGATTTTACTTGCTTAGGTTGTATTGCTTCAATCTGTTTAACTTGCTTACTTTCTTTTAGCTTAGGTTGTATTGCTTCAATCTGTTTAACTTGCTTACTTTCTTTTAGCTTAGGTTGTATTGCTTCAATCTGTTTAACTTGCTTACTTTCTTTTAGCCTAGGTTGTATTGCTTCAATCTGTTTAACTTGCTTACTTTCTTTTAGCCTAGGTTGTATTGCTTCTGCATTAAGTCTTGTAGCTACAGAATTTTTTAAACCAGTCATTCTACTTTTAAGGTCATCTGACATCTTTATAAAACGAGAGAATTTTGCCTCGTCAATATCAAATCCCAATTTTACTAAAAGCTCTCTTGCAATCATTTTATTTTTTTGTATTCCATTTCAGCAATATAGTCCTGCATATCTAAAAGGGCATTTAACTTTATTAAATCCATCAGGGGCATTATAGTCGTTACTTCCGTATAAGTAGCCATGCCCCTAAGAATTGGTCTCCAGATTATTAACTCTTCGACAAGTTCTGGATCAAGCCGCTCTGCTATACTGTTGTTTCCGTTAGTACTTCTTCTTTCTTCACAGCGGAAAAGAGGTTTTTGTTTTCCAAAAAAAAATTAAAGAAGTCGCTAAAATTAGACTCAATAATGAATTTTAAAGCCTCTACCATTTCAGTATAGTTTCCGCTGTAGACCTCATTAAATAAGGTTTCATTTATAACAGAACCATCACGCAAGGTGTTAGAGAATAAATCCATTAAGAACTTCCCCTCTTCGCCCTCTTTATCCAATTTGATTAATCCGTCAACTATTGCAGAAATAGGGTCATCTGATTCTATCACGCCCGCAACAATCTTGCCAAGTTTAACCCCCTTTGCGTATCCAGCTTGGGCGGGAAATAAAGTGCATTGATAACTATGCCCTTTTATAATTCCTGTTTTGACTGAAAGCATTATTGAATACCCCCAATAATAATAGTAGGATTAGGGCAGATTATCACCCATTCACGATTCTTATTCTCGTTGCCGTATTCAACAGTCGCTACTTTATCAATATAAGCATCAGGGCAAGTAAATATTGATTCTCTACCTGAGTTGTCTTTTATAATGATAGGAAATTGACCAGCGTTCCTTTCTCTATCTAAAGTAGCATAGCTATTTAAGATAGTATTTGAAGATGATGCTTGAGTTAAGATCAAAGTAACCTGAGCCTTAAAGCCATATTTCCTAAATCTTGCATATTCACCGCCTCTGCCAAAATCCTCATTGAACTGGGCATCATCTATCTCAATGGAAATAGAATTGTCTGCTGCAAATCCTGTGATTGGACTGACTCCTAAAACTACTGTTACTTCTTTAGGGTCGAAAGTTTTTGTTGCCATAGTATAATCTCTCTCTAATTAAATTTCTAAAACACCTTCAATAACTACTTTATGGACTGCTCCAGCTAACCTAGCTACGAATTTAACATCAGGTAATAATCTTTGTGCTCTAGTTTCCACTGGTATATCAAGAGCATTCGGTACACTGATCTCAATACTATCAGCATCAAGAATACCCATGTTAGCCGCTTCTGTTAGAACTGAACGTAGTAAATTCTCAAAAATACCAATACCATCATTAGTATAAGGAATTTTCGCATTGCTTACTAAAGCAGCAGCAACCCTTTTTCTAAGCTCTGTTCTAATCCAATCAGTTCCAATAATTACGTCAACGAATTCTCCATTTGTACTTTGCCCTGTTAAGAAAACAGACTCGCCGCTTAAAGTATGATAGAAGTTTGATTTTAGGTCGTTCTCTAGTCTGCCCCTTTGGGTAGTAGTAAGAGAATCAGCAAGTGCTCCGCTAATATTCTTATATGCCCATGTTGCACTGCCTGGAGCTTGAGTTAGCATTCTGCCTAATATGCCAGCACTGATGTAGTCAGTAGATGAATTGTAAACTGTAACAATTCTCTCGGATGCCTTAGCAAAAAGCTTCTTAATAATGCTATTCTCATTGGCATCAAGAGTGTTAGGGTCTTTAGAAGAATGAACAAAAATCTTTTCTTCTGCTGTTACTGTTTCTGCAAAAGTAACGATTTTTTCTTCAGTGTAAGTTTCATCTACCGCAATTGCTGCAACTACTGCATAAAATTTATTACCGCTAGTTAGAAGAATGCCGTTATAAGCAGTGTCTATTTCTTCTTCATCAAATACTTGTCCAACAAGCAATGTTTTAGGCTTAGGATTCTGACCAAAATACATTTTAGCTGCTTTGTATTCTTCTGAATTAACCCCATAGCTAAAATCAACATCATTGGCTTTCTCAGCTGCCAATTCTGCAAGACTACCATATGATTTTACTCTATAAGCTGCTTGCTTTTCTTCATCTAGAGCTTTTAAAGAGTTACCCATGATGAGTAAAGTATCCAATCCGATAACATCTAGATTGATTCGTTCTCTAGTGATTTTTACTTCTACTATTTCGTTTAATAATGACATATTTAAAACCTAAATTAATTATTCACTTACCAAGAAAACCTTGTTTCTTATTTCGTCTGTAATTTCAACACTTGCTATTCTACTAATATTTTGCTCATGTGTAATTACAAAAGATAGTTCTACATCCAAAACTGCCTGACTTTCTATTTGTTCGTTTAAAGCCTTTGGCACTGCCGATACTGCTTTTAATGTCCTATGAATCGCCACCTCACCTTTGAATATATTATTTCTCAACTGCGTATCAAAACTATGATGTAAAACATGCAGTATAATTTCTGCCGAGTGCAAATCATCGCCGAACGAACTAAAGCTTGCTACGCAAGTCATGCTTGATGCCAATTCCTCAATCCCGTCATTATCAGTCAGTCTTTTTACTGGCGTACCTATTTGTTTAAAGTTAGTTAAGCTAATTGATATAAAAGGCTTTTCAGGCCTAGCCGATGACTGAGCAGAAAATATAACCTTATTATTATCAAGACCAGTCGCTACACTAACGTATTCTTGAACTTTCGTATAAAGAGCTGTTATGTTCATTCTTATCCGTGTTTATTTTAACAACGATTACTTCATAATGCCTTATGGCGTAATTTGGAAAATTCTTTCTCTCGGTAACTTTTACCACTTGATATTTATCCCCGTCAATAATAACAACATCTGGGTTTCTTATACCAACTATTACAGTTTGCATTTTTGAGTCGGTATAAAGTACGTATACTTCCTTGTCTCTGTAACCCTCTGGGACTGTCTGTATTGACTCGTTATCTACTCCTTGTACGCTTGCCTCAATAGTAAAATCCCTGCTATCTGGAGTATCCCAGACGCCGTTTACGTGAGTTCCGTTGCCATAACGAATACAATCTAGTTTTCTTCTAAAAACATTAAAAACAGAACGCTTTGTAACAGGAACATCTATTGGCATTATATTCTCAAATTTTATTTATCTGTTATTTTAAAAGTAATGCTATTTCTCATATTTCCCGTATCAATAAGCGTTTTTGAACTTCCTTTTCTTTTGATAGTAGAAGCTTTGAGCGGAGGAGGTACATTGCTTGATATTTTTTCCTTAATATCACTAACCATCTGTTCGCCAACTAAACCTATCTTTCTTTCAACCTCAAAATCGCCTTTTATTACGTCTACTACAATTTTATCAAGCAAACCAGACCACTTTTCCCGTTGTTCATCTGCCGTACTACGTACAAAAGAACGCTCTGGTATTTTACTTGTTCCGTATTCATTGGCTATTGCATAATCAATAATACGACCGCCAGTATCTTCATTTACTCCAGCATCCTCAAAGATACCGACCTGTAATTCCTTTTTTTTTAGAGCAAGTAAAGTTTTTTTTATTTTTTCAAGATTAAAGTTCTTATCAACAATTCTCATCCCATCATTCTTGTCATCGGACAAATCACTGTTTCTTTTACAAGCTGGGCGTATGTTCTACCATAACTTGATAAATCATACTCCGTATTATTAGTCGGTGCTGCATAGGTAACGGATAAATTACCCTCTTTCAATGCAGTAACACTACCACTAGCCCCAAGTCTTTTTAAAGACTGATCAATACGATGTGCCGCTAAATAACATATCATATTGTCTCTATGGTTTGGGCTTATTTCACTACTAACAAAATCGCTGGCCATTTCAAGATGTGCATTTAAAAAAGCCTCATCTTCATCAGCAAATTCTTTGGCAATTAATTTTAAACGAGATAGTAATTCCATATTAATTAAAACTGATTACAATTTTTTTCTAAATCTTTAGTACTCTCATCGGTTTTTTTATTTTTTTTCTGAATTTCTTCTTGTTGAAAATTATTTAATAAATCCATATTCATAACATTGACTTCTTTTTCTTGCTTGATACTAAAATGATTAGCACAACGAATTACGAACTCTTCTATAGTCTCTTTGTCATTATAAAGACCGAAATATTCGTCTTTAGGATGAGAAATAAGCTTTTCCAGACCATTCATTTGTTCAATTCTTCTCTTGAACTCTTGTAAAGAACTTTCTGACACAAAGCCCCCAGCATAAATACTTGAGAACAGTTTATTATTATATTTCCTTATTCTTAAACGCTCACCTTCGCTAATTACAAAAATATGCAATTTTAAAGCATAAATAAAAGAAAGTAGATATTGGAAATCATCCTCAATCTTGTCCAGGCTTTCCCATGGATATTCTATAAGTTTGCTTAAAATCTCACAGTGAGTTTTATGCTTATTTAAAGCTTCATCAGTAGCAACTATTTTTTTGTCTTTATAGAAATCAAGATAGACAGCAATACTTTTTCTCAAATCATCGCCATATACTCTACGTTCAAATACAGGTAAAGAATTATTACAAGGCATTTCGTTAGCCCTTGTTGCGTCAAATAAGAATTTAGGAGTTTCAGCTTCAGAGATAACATTTGATCCAGTATTAAACCTAAATTTCGCTGGTAAGAATCTAAATAAAACAGGTTGAATACTTAATTGTTTACTAAGGAAATAAAAAAATATGTTTTCTGGTGTGTTAGGTATGCTATTTTTATATTTTGCTTCTGTACGTGAAACTATTTTTTTAATAGTAATATCTTTGTCTGTAAATAAATAATGCAAACAATTCTGAATAAAACTGCAATCGTAAAAATAATCAGTTGTTCCTAAAATTCTTGGCATAGCAAATTCAGGATCAAAAGCCCTGTATTTTTCATACAAGGCCTTATATTCTGCTGCTTTCTCTGCTTTATATGTTGCATCAAAACATAACATTAACTCGTCATGAGTTAATCTATATTTCTGCATTATCCGATATATTCTTTCCATGACTTAATCTTTAAGAAGCATTAGTAATTTTTGTTACTGACTTAGGTTGTCTGATACAAACACCCGCATGTCTAGAAACACAATAAGACATATAACCTATACCATGTCTTTGTAACTCATCAATTTCAAACATATTAGAAACAATATGTTCAATAAAGTCAGGGTTATCATTATATAGTAATGCCATTTCTTTCGTTGTAGAAACTATGCTGCCCTTCGCAAATTCTGGAACGGAAACGACCCTTACTCCCATCATTTGAGAAAACACTTGTGCAACGCTAGCTGTTCCGTTAGCTGCTGCCCATGGTGAATAGACAAGGTTAGCATAAATCTTAGGACTTACTGCTAAAACATTCGGAGCTATAAGTCCTTTTGTTGCATCTAAAGCATCAGTAACCAATCCTTTTAAAGTAGAAAGTAATTTAGCTCCGTCATTTCCCAAAGCTAAGTCAACTATTCCATTTGGTTCATCTACTACTATAGTCTCACTACGAATACTTGGATTACTAAATACGCCTGGAACGCCTACAGCTTTATCACCATTGAAACAAGTTGCATTCATAAGCTCCATGTTTGAACGTAGTGCTTGTCTTCTTTGGAAAGCAATTATATCCCGTCCTGTTTTAGCTCCTGCCATGATATCGGCTTTACTGAATTGTATACCGCAATATACATCTGCAAAATCCATAGCATATTGATTTCCTGCTACGCTCATCATAGGTGCATCTTTTACTAAACCGCCTTTTACTGCTGCATATTTAGACCTACCAGTACCCTCAATCATGTTGTACTTATAAATCGTAGCTACTTTATCGCCTATGTCTTTCTGATTAAAAAGACCAAAAGAGGAAAGGCTAGCTTTGATTGTTTCAAAGTCCTTGCCATCATAAGCGGTTAATTCATTTTCAAAGAATATAATGCTATCGGAATCAAGACGTAAACTTGCTCCTTCGCCTCTTTTGAAACTGTCTGTTGAAAATATTTGCATTTTATTTTTACCTCTTAAGCTTGTTTAACTACTGGGACAACAGCATTTACTTGAATCGGAATCAAGTTATTTGCAACGGCCGTATCACTTAATGAAATACCAACTAAGTATGAACCTGTAAGAGTAGCTGCTGTTTGTATTACAAAACCAGTGTTGACAGTAAAGAAAATATTATTGCCGTATCCAGCTTGAGTAACTGTTGTAATTGTTACAAACATTCTACCAGTTTTCATTACACTAACTTGAGAGCCTGCTGGATAAGATATAGCAGAGCTTGTAATTATTGTTGCAGGTTTATCGGCTTCATCCTCTAGAACGCTGCCTGGTACTGCATAATTAGTTCTCATTGCTATTCCAAGCATTTTGCCTGTAGCAGTTAGTTTTTTTACAACCTTATTAGTTGCATCATATTCAACAGGAGTCCCGAATGGTATGTCTTCGCCCGCAGAATAAGAGTCTATTTGATTTAGTGAAGTATCATATAAACCGCCGACTAGACCTAACTTTGATACAATCGCAGTGTCAAAATTTGTTTGCATATATATCCCTCTTATTTTTTCTCGTTAAGTTTTGCCATAATTATATCATGGGCAGTATTTGTTCTTTCTGCTGCTCCATGAGCCGCTGCAACGAGATTATAAGCTTTGCTTGTATCATTTCTCTTTGTAGCAATTGCACCTGTTACTTTATCAAAAACACCTTTTACATATTCATCGCTAGCACCATTGTAGCTTACTTCAATGCCATTTTTAGAATCAACACGTTTTAGTGCAGCTTCCATGATTTCCCTATTTGAATGATGAGTATAAGCGGAAAAGTCCTCGCCGAGTACAGCTGCCGCCCTGACTGCAATATTAGTTCTTTCAATAGCTCTCTCATTGATAATACTATCAAGATTAACTTGTTTTAGATCATCTCTTTCTTTAGTAACACTTGCTAAAGTAGACTCTAGAGCTTTGCTTTTAGCTTCTGCTGTATCAAGTTTGTGTTTTAGTAAATCTCTTTCATTAGTTAAAGCGTCAAAACGAGCTTTTTGTACTTCAACTTCATGATCAAGTTTTTTTTCGGTATCGGACATGTTTATTCCCTCTATACTTTTAAAATTGTCATTATTGTATCTTGTTTCCGCAAGTTCACAAGTTTTTTTTGAATCAAGCCTAAATCTTGCGTTTCTTCCTGCTCTTCCCATTTCCACAACGGCTAGGTGATTATATACAATATCAGTTTGCCGATAATCATATCTCTCACCTTTGTAAGTTCCCTCATCCTTTTTTAGAGCAACACTATAACCTAGTGAAAGCTCTGCTTTTCTTCCTGATAAAATTTTATTAATCAAACCGCTATCAGTAACCTTGATTCTAACAACAATATTGCCGTCTTCATCAGTTCTGTAGCTCTCACCTGTAAAACCTTTTTGCAATGCAGAAGCATTGTTTGCATCTACAAATTCCTGTGGATGGTCATCGGTTACAGGTATCATTTTTAAGGTTTTTAAACTATCTTCTTTTAAAACGTCTTCTGGATGTCTAAGTTCTTTGCGGCATTTTCCATCCGCATCATAATAATTAAAGATTCCTGTTCTACTTGCTACTACTTCCCCCTCTAAAAAACCTTGATCGGTTTTCTGTACCTTTGGTACTGGAAAAGTATCTATTCTATAAATTCGGATTATTTCGTCTTGAGAAGTCTGCATAATTTAAAGTTTAATTATAGCGATAGCCGTGCATCTGCATAATATTTCCTGCCCTGGATGATATAAAGCCGCACCTATTTCTGACCTTTGCGTCCATTTCTTCAGGCTTTCTTCGTCTTTATATACATTGACATTATCGTAGGTGCAGATTTTACCTTGTAATACTTGATGGCTCTTTCTTACTCTCTCGTCTTGAGAAGTTGACCACTTGTAGTCGGTAATGCCTAGCTCCTTATGCCTTTGCCTTGTTAGATCAGCATTTAGTTTGTTAATCTGATCTTTAGCGATAAGCCTCGCACGTTTTTCGCTAATTGTAAAGGTTTTTTGTAATTCCTGTGCCAAGGTTGTGTAACTACTCCCTCTTCGCACATTCGCAAATACTACTTCCTGCACTCTACCAAGCAAGTCTTCACTTATGCTTTTTATAAGCCTAACATTATCAGAAACAAACATTTCCATCGCATTTCTTATATCGGGAGTAGTGCTAATAGCTAGATTTTTAAAAGGGGTGCTTCTTAATGATTGGCGTACTGCCTTATCATTAAAGTCATTAACTTCAATACTTGTTTTTACAATACGATTAATGAACGACCTTAATTTTAAGGTAATTTTTAATTCGGCTAACCTAAAGAAGTTATTAAAATCTTCTGTAAAATCATCCTTTCTAATCGCTTGATTGTAACTGTTTTTTATTTCTTCAATTAGCCCATCTTTTATATCCTTTACAAACAAGGATTTTAGAAGCCCATTTATTTGATTAAAATAACGGACTTCTAAAACAAAAGGATACATTACCTTGTTGGCATGAAAAACAGGCACAAAACACTTTTAACCTAATATCTTTTCTAAGTTGGCAATTTTTTCTTTAAGTATATTAATTTCATTTTGTATACTATTTTTTCTTGTTTCTGTAGCAAGAATCGGTTCATTAGATAAATAAAGAACACATTCACTATATATGGCTTGTACATGTAATGGAATACTTTTTAAAATATCTACTTTATTTTGATTTTCATTCATATTATTATCTTTTTATTTATAAATTAATTATTATTTGATGGAACATAAGTCGCTAAAAAATCTTTAATTTTGATTATATCGTCTTCTAATTCTGTTATCGTTTTCAAAGCTGATTCTTTTAATTCAAGCATATATGGATTACTTGTATCAACATTATTGCTAAATAATTGAGACGACCAATGCCTTAAATTATTAGCATCTGCCATAAACCAACTAAGATAATTTACCGCTTCTGCATTACTAGGTTTTATTTGAGGAGGTGTAGGTTCAATCGCTGTTATATTCGTTTTACTCATGATTTTAATTAATTTTTTTTAATGTTTCTTGTAATAAGATTAATCCTATTTCAAATAATTTATTCTTTTCAACCGTAGGACATTTTTCATAAGTACCATAGGCATAAATAACCTTATTATTTTTGAAATAATTATCTACTGCCATTTTATCATTATTTTCAAAAGAAACATAAAGTTTTTTTGTAGTTATATTATTTATTAACGCTTTATAAAATAAACCATTGATAAATAACCTAATGTATTTTGCTTCTTTATCTATTTTATTTAAATCTAGTTTATGAGAAAACTTATAAATATCTTTTTCTTTACCTTTAAAACAAATTTTCATCATTCTTCCATGTTCATCTATACAATTTGGGATATATCTTTCTTTTTCTAGATCAACAAATTGAGGAAATATTAAACTTAAGTCTTCTGCAATAACTCCATAATGATTTCCTTTGCCGTCTGATTCATCAATATAATTATATTGACAAAAATTAATATTTAAAAACTTTTGCTTTAAATCTTGAATATCTAAGTTAGGAATAATTTTTTTTATTTTTTTAGAAGATATAGCATTAAATTCTGAGGCAGCTATTCTATCTTGACATACTATACTGTAATAATTAGTACCAGATGCCGCACCAGTGCCACCATAACTATTTAGCCATCCATAAGAATAATAACGACCTGTAGTTATACCACTTGATACCTCTAAAGTTCCTCCAACAAAAGACATTCTATGTAATCCGTTAGAGTCTGTAATTCTATTTCCATTTAATTTTAAATCACTATATAAAGTTAAATTACTTACAGGGCTATTAAAATAAATATAAGGTAATGTATAAGAAAAAAAATTATTAGTAAATATATTTGAAGCTGCAATTGATCCTGTTGTATTTAAATTATTTGAAAAACAGTCAATAGTTCCATCATTATATATTTGCATCCTAATAATATTATTTGTACCAAATTTTAAACTGATGTTATTTTTTGCCCAGACATAACCCTCTGATGTTGAGTTATTAAGTCCAAATATAATACCATCATTATTTTGATTATAAAATCCGATACCAGTATTATAAGCAGATGGATTGGAATTATATGTAGAAATAACTTCTAAAGAAGAATTAGAAGTAGTAACTGTCACTGGGAATTGAATAACTGCATTAGCCCACTGCCCGTCTCCCCTTAAATATAAATTAGAATTAGCAGGATAACCACTTAGTCTACCAATATTCAATTGACCTGTAGTTCCACTGTTTATATCAATTAAAGACATAGGAATAGTTGCCCACTGCCCATCTCCTCTTAAAAAGAAACTAGAATTAGCAGGGTAACCTGTTAACCTGGATATGCTTAATTCTCCAGAAGTATTGTAAGTTAAATCAAAAACTTTATTATCTACATAAGATTTAATAACAAAATCGTTATTAAATAGAGGAGTATTACCTTTTGCATTGATATTAAAAAAAATACCATTTTCATTAGCGGTAAATAAAGGAATACCAACATAATCATTATCTAGAAAATAATTAAAACTAAAGCTACCAACAGAACTAAGATAATCTTTAGTATGCTTAAATCTAAAACCGCCAAAACTACTATTTTTAAAATCAATATTTATTGAAGTATTTAATAATGAAGTAGGTGTAAACTTATTAAAAAAAACAAAAGAATTAAACTGTTCGTAAAAATTAAAATGCTGACTAGTGCCAAATACATCAATTTTTGGATTAACATGAGCAGGGGTTAAATATGTATCTCCCATTATATTTTTTTATTATTTGTTTTATTTTGTAATTTTAAGATTAATTTATCGGTTTTTTTTATACAAAAATTTTACCTGTTTTTTAATTTATTGTATTTTTATAGTTGCATTAAATTTATAAACAGCAGGCATATCTCCAGTAAACATAAAAAAATCTGAATTAATGTAAGCATTTCTTACCGAAAAACCTTGATTTGTTACGGCAATAAAATTACCAAATAAACATAACTTATTTTGACCATACACAGGACTTACAACACAATCTGTACTAAATGCCGAACCTTGCCTTACTATCCCCCTTCCAACTTGAGTTTGATATAATATTGAAGTATAACCATCTGTTGTAAGACTACCATTAATAGAAGCATTTCTTGTTATAATAGAAGTATCATAACTATATACTGACTCATCTATTGAATAACCGCTAGGAATAGAAAAAAGATATAACCCATAACCACTTGTGCCAATAGTATCTAATCTTAAGTTAAAATTAATAAGCATAGTTTTGCCAATAATAGTATATGAACATTTAAATTCATAATGTTCAGAACTAGGAAGTGTAGGATTAATCCATGGATTACCAGTAGGGCATGTTACTGTAGGGGTATAGTTAGTCCATACAGAACCACCAATACTATCAACATAAATTCTAGTAGCAACGTCTTGAGCTGAGATAGGGTTAGCTACATTAATTATCCTATTACTATTCATACTAAACGAGTCAGTCGGGGCAGTTAGATCATTAATTGTTCTGCTATCTAAATAAGATTTATTTACTGCATGACTAGCAAGTGTCGGCGTGGCAAGATTTGTTATATTCTGAGAATTAAAATTAACAGAAGCAGTCGGAAGTGAAATTTGATCAAGTCTTTTATTTAAAGTTGTTGTTATACTAGAACCAGTGTTACCAGAACCACTAACATCACCAGTAAGAGTAACATCTGTTGGCACTCCACTAATACCAGAGCTTACAGAACTTTCAACAAAAGATTTATTAGCAGCATCCGTAGCCAAAACAGGAGTAGCTAAGTTAATGATTTTATTATTGTTTAAATTAATATTAGCTGTAGGTATTGCAAATTGATCTAATTTAAAAGCTACAACTGAACTATTGAAATCTGTAATTTGGGATATTGTCCAAGTTTTATTATCTATGTAAGATTTATTTGTGGCATGATTATTTAAAGTAGGGGTAGGTACAATAACAGGAATATTAAAAGTAAAAATGTTATTATCTATTGATAATAAATCTACTGAGTTATTATTAAAAACACTTTTTAATTTTAAAGGACCAAAATTATCAGTTATTAATGTATTGTGTTCAAAAAAATATCCATTGTTAAATACATTAAAAATTCCTATTTTTAATGTAGTGGGAACATTTGAAAGCGGGGTAAATTTATTTATAAATGAAAAATTATTTATAGGATCAGAAAAAAATATTTTCTGATTATCACCTAAAATATATAAATTAGGAGTTATTGAATTTACTACTATACTGCTTGCTGCCATACTACTACTGTTTCATCCTGTAATAAATCAAACATAAATTTATAATTAACCACATCATTTGCAGATTCAGGAGCTTTTAAATTAATTATTTTATGGTTACTAACATCAAAATCTCTGGTTACATTAAAAGTAGTTTGTGTAACTTGATTTGTAAAGCCATTTCCTATAACATCCCCAGCTAAATTTATTTCCCCAGTGTTATTACCACCAACAACTACCCAATTTACTCCATCAAAAAACTCTAAAGCTGCCATATATCCTTTATAAACTTGTATTTAATCTAAACATTCCTGCTGCTGGAGACGTTGGGCGTTGTGCAGTTGTTCCTTTAGGTATAGTGATTGAACCTGTGCCTGGAATTACTGGATCAGTCGCTATTGATATTGTCGCAACTCCACCTGACACTGTAACTACTATTTGACCAGTAGTGCCAAGTACATTGGTTAATCCACTACTAGATAATTCGGCATAAACAATTGCAGCAGAACCTATGTTAACGCTAACATTACTTGTTAACATAAAAATTTTAGGAGAGTTGACAGTCCCAGCAAATACTTCTACTGTCGAACCACGAATAAATTGAGTATAGAAATCCTGATCAGTAGCTCTCGTTAATACCCAATTTGTGCTTACTGAACCAACATTAGTTACTGTGTAAATTCCGTTTTCAGATGTAGAATGAGAACCAATTTGTTCCATCATGAAATTCCTGTTTACCAACAGGCAAAGGTAACTGTGCCATAAAATACTCACATGGTTATTTAAATTTCTGTATTGTATCTTACCATACCAATCTCTGCAACACTAGGTCTTTGTGCATTATTACCTACTGGAATTTTTACTGCTCCAGTACCCAAAAATCTAACATTTTTTTCAAAATCCACTTCTTTTTCAAACTTAGTATATTCTTTAGAAACTACTTTTTTATAAAATGTAAAATTATTGTAATCGTATTCAAATATTGCATCTCTATAATCCCACCCCCATCTTTGAGTAAAAAATGTACTTATGGTTTTTTTGACATCGTAAAGACCAAAATTCTTAGGAAACCTGTAATAATCATCACTACTAGACTCGTTATGGAATTCAGATCTAAATATAAAGCCTTTATATACAGGAGTTGGATTAGGGATAGGTGAAATATTATATTTATTTTGATAACCAAATATTCCAAAATGAACTGGGGCTATAGGAGCATCAAAACCCAAGTTATCAGCTCCACTATCCCAAGAAAAAATACGTAATCCAGGTTCTGCCGCATGGTTACCATCTCTCCCATGAGAATCAAACCATAATGTACCATGCCCACGATCATCTGAACTATATCCCGATGGATAACGAATTTTAAGATTACCTACCGCATTATGTGCTTCATCATTAATATCGGTAGATTTCCAAGTATTACTAATATTTAAGGTTTGCCCTCTTATGTATTTTCCATATTCAGTACCACCAGCTACCAATCCTACATCTACTAACAATTGTGTTAATGCACTAAATGTCGCAAAACCTGCTAAAGCAGCAATTTCTGCTTGTATTTCCGCTTCTAAAGCAGCTATAGTTCCCTCTATAGCTGTATCAGCTTCAATTCTTGAAGTGATTTCTTCATCAAGATCAGCGGGTCTTACATAATCATCATTTAAAGGATTTTTACCTCCAGATGCTATACTAATTATTCCATTTGCAAAATTTGCTATCTTAAGAATACCTGCACCAAGTGCAGATAAATTCTGCGCATTAGGTAAATTATCATTAGAAACATTAAGAACGTATTTAGCATCTTTTGGAGCATAAGTTGGAAGATCAACCTCAATAGGAATATTATTTACTCCGCCTTTCCAATATTTGCCTGTAGTTAAATACATGTTAGCAACAGGTAATCTTTCCACTCTTGAAAGTAATTTTGCAACATCTGTCCCATCTTGTATTAACTCTGGTCTAATAAGAGCAAGTTGCATGTTTGCTTGTAGTGGAGCAGCTATATCTACATAATCCTTTCCGCTAATAGCAGTTGATAAAGTACCAGTAGCATTATTAACTGTATTTTTCAAAAGGCCTGTCTGTAAATTTCCAAGAGACTGTGCCTTAGTAAAGGTATAAGTTGTTCCTAAATTATATAATGCCAATATTGCTTGTAATTGAGGACTAATAGACGTTAACGAATAAGCTGGATTATCCCAATCAAATGTTACAGTTGAACAACCTACTATAAAATTTGAGTTATCAAATAACTTATAATTTTTTGCAGCTCTTATTTGTGTCATTGCTAAAGAACTTGAAATAACAGTTTCCGAGGAGGTATTTAAAGTATTAGGATTTCCAGAAAATACTTGAGGAAGCCAAGGACCCGACATTAACCAATCAAAACCAGATAAAGGATTAAAAGTTGGATTTGGTATTGGTACGTTTAAATTAAAAACAGGTAAAGGAAAGTTAGCTGCCCCAAGTACAGGTAAATTAATAACTCCAATATGTAATTGTTCTACAGGTTCATTATCATAATCACCTATCCATATTCGGTTATGGTCTAGTTTTTTTAATTCTTCAAAATTCCCTATTTTTCTTTTTAAATCTATTATATCTTGGCGTACGTCAATTAATATAGGTGATTGCCTTGCTATCTTATTTTTATCGCCAACAAAGATATAGCCATGTTTTAATGTTTGATGAACGTTAAAGCCTTCTTCATTAAAATAAGCAATTTTTTTCCAATTTTGATTACTGATTCCATCAAAGAGAGCATAAAAAGACTTGTCTTCTTTTACATAAGAAAGCATACCTTCTTTTCTGCGAGGAGTAAAAATATTATCCCTCTCTAAAATAGTTTCAAGAGAATGTATCCCCCCTTTACCAAATATATCAATATGAGTAGGATATTTATCTAGCAAAGAAACAGGTCTTATAAAATCAGTAACAAATAATCCCATAATTTTAAGCTCCAAGACGATTGATAATGCTTGAGATTTCATCACTTTCATCTGAATAATGAGTATCAATTAAATTAGCCAGTTGTGAAAACCAAGCAGGCGTGCTATTATCAAGTTCGTTAGGGAAATCTTCAGGAAATTTTGGTTGGAATTTATAATAATATAAATCTATAATAGCTTGATTAGTTAAATTAGTAGTCCTATTGGCTAGATCGTTGGCATATTGGCCACCATCACTATAAAAATGTCCGTTGAAATCATGAGCGGGAAGATAAACGGGTGCAGCGGAAGAAGCCCTACAGACATTGACTATAGTTTCAGTATTTCCGATAAAATATGCTGGATCATTGAAATTGGAAAATACTACATACCTGCTCATATCTTCCTCATAAGCAGGTATAACAATAGGAGTTTTTAAGTTAGCTAAAGTATTTGTGCCAAAATTATTAACAAGTATTTCTTGTAATTTATTACTTCCATAATTTGAATCTTCATAAGCAGACTTATAAAAAGCATCGTCAGTAGCAAACATAGAAGACTTTTGAGCTAGGTTTGGTCTATTTGAATCCTCGCTTGCGTTATGGCTACCAGAAGCTACATCTGCCGCTGTCCTGATAGTAAATACACGTTTGGCATCATTTAAAAAAAAGCTTTCCATATAATCAGGAGTTTTGCCAAAAGAATAACCAGAAGCAAGGATTGCGCCAATGCTTGTTCCGCACATAACATCAACATATTTCCAGAAATCAGCTTGCGGTATTCCCCATTGATGTAAGAACTTCTGCATAAAACGATTAGAGCCGTAACCCTTAGTGCCACCACCATCGTTAATTCATAAAATATATAATTCTTGCCAAGATTCTCAGGATAACAGAACCATTTATAGCCAACACCTAAAAAAAAGTATTCGCTTTTTATATCGCTTACCAGTTCAGTTGCCCTAAGTATGCTAAGTGGATTAGGCAGTCCTGTATCCTCTATATCATCCGTATATTCGCCGTAATATATTCTATATTGGTATTGAACTATATAATCCTTTTGAAAAGTTACGCCTGTTGTATCATAACCCGATATTTTAAAAACAGTATCGCCAGCAGTAACCTTTTGAAATTCAGTCAGGGCAATAGTTACTGGTGAGATGTTATCTAATTGTTCGGCTAGTAATACCCCGTCATGTTCAATAAATATGCTTTTCTCTTCCAGTAATTCAGGGTTAATAATATTAAAATTAAATAGATAGTCCCCAGCTGGTATTGTATAACCAATTTCAAACCTACCGCCTATATCTATATTGTCGGTGTTTTGTACAAAGAAAGTATCAAACTCGGGAAAATCAAAACCATAAAATAATTTTGTAAAAACCACTCTTAAATCTGCATTTTTAAATCTTGTACCGGCTTTTATTTGCCCAACGTCAAAAGGAATCGGGTGTGAGTTTGTATAAAGAGGATTACCGCCTCCTCCATATACATTAGTTATACCGACCTTACCAGCGTAGATTTTCTTTTCATCTGTATAAATAACAAGCTCGCCAGTCGGGTCTATTTTAGCGTCTTTTATGCCGTTTCCCTTATCACCTTTGATACTCTTTCCATCTCTACCAGCTGGTCCGCATTCCCCCCTCGGTCCCCTAATAGGTTCTGGCAATTTTATGTTGCTAACTAGAGAAATAACAAGCTGCTCTAACTGAGCATACGAAGATAGCATCTTTTGTTGTACGTATAATTCAACATCGGCTAACACCTGTGCTTTTATAGCTTCCTCATTAGCATCTTGACCATCCCGTCCGTCTATTCCATCCCGTGGCTCTGGAATAAGAGCTATTTGTGCTTTTATAATATCCAGTATGGCTATTTTAAGCTCTTCTTCTTTTTTTATTAAAGCCTCATCTACCTTTGATGTTGCCTCTAAAACATACGCATTAAGCTTATCCAATAACAAAAGCTTAATTCTTTCTGTTATAGCTTCTTCGTCAGCATCCCGACCATCTCTGCCGTCTTGCCCGTCTATTCCATCCTTGACCTTGAAATTTAGAACTAAGGCTTCCAATTTGCCTTCTAGCTTTAAGAAAATGGCCTCTTCGTCAGCAGGCTTGCCATCTGCTCCATCCTTAACTTCTGGCAACGACTGCTTTATTTCTTCTAGACCTTTTTGTAATTCTTCTGCTAGTTGACCACTTAATTGCTTACTAATCTCTGCAATGATTTTCTCTTCATCGGCATCTTTGCCATCTTTTACTTCAATAGTGCTAATTGCCTGATCTATAAGGGCAATAACTTTCGTCTCTAATTCCTCTAATAAACCATGAATCTCATTTTTGTCATTCTTGGCGATATTAAAGTATTTCGCTGCGATATTCTTTATTTCGCCGTCAAGATGTGCAGTTAACTCCAACCCTAGTTCTTCCTTGCTTTTCTTAAGTTCTTTTGATTGTTTTTTAAGGGTTTTGTTAAAAGATGCGCAGTGTTTTTCCAAATCGCAATTAATTTGTTTTTTGATCTCTTGAATTTCCTTGCTGTTATCAACAGTGGTAATTATCTCTTTTTTTATTAAAGGTAATTCTATTTTCTGTTTACAACCATCACTGTAATCTATTTTTAAAGCTTTCTCATCACAAGAAATAGCCGATACATACTTGGTATCTTTGATTTTTTTAGCTAATTTTACAATTCCTTGTGCTAATAATTGACTTTCTACTTGCATTTTATGAAAAAATTTTTAAGATAGGTTTACTTGTTTAAATTTAAGTCATTTTCAGGAATAGCCGTTGCATGCTCACAGCGGCTATTTTTTTATAACTTATTTACCAGTTCTTGAAGACTCCTTATAGCCTCTTGTTCTTGTTTATCTTTTCTATCCTGCTTTGCCGTTTCTTGATTAGCATTCTGTTCTTTATTTAAAATAGAGCTCATCATTGCCTCTGTTTCTTGATCTATCGCCTGTTCTTCTGGCTCTAGTTTCTTAAGTTCTATATCTTCCTTAAATTCCTCCCCACCAAATCTTTCCTGCCAAGCCTCACCTGCATCAATTGCACCCCTATCAATATATATCGCATCAATTTCAGCATACTTTTTCTTAAGCTCTGCATTTTCAAGAGGCGTTTGTTCAACAAGATTGCAGAAGTTCCATTCTACCTCATTTTTACCCTCCCAAGTTTTCTGTAAGGTTATAAGCTTCATAAGCCAATCAAGAAGCGGGGCAAGCTCGTCATTACGATAAGCAGAAACTAAATCATAATAATTACGCATGTCGTTCTCACCTGTTGAGTTAAGACCTCCGGGGGAACGACCAAATAACCTAGTCATTGGATAGCCAGTTGCAGCACACATACTTTCTGCAAATTTACCCCACAAATCGCTTAATCCTGCAACTGAACTAGCCTTTTTCTCGTAGTCTTCCTTATCAGCATCAAGAAAAATAAGATTTGCCGTTGAGCGAGTAAGATCAAGAGACTCAGCACGCATTGCCAAATCCTCCTTACCGCCTTGTCTTGTCATGTTGGCCGCCAGACCATTAAGCTTAATTATAACCTGTATGAAATCATTAACTATTTCAGCAGAAGCCTCGCTTACCAAGCCATACTGACGTAAATTATCAAAACAGCTCTGCAAGACCGAGTCCCCAAAGTTCTGGCGTTGCCTACGCCTCATTTCCGTAGTATATACGCCATCTAATAAGAAGCATCGACTATGATGTACTTTTAACATTAGTTCTTGTGTATGCCACGGCGAGTTAAGATAATAAAACTCAGGTAATCCAAACCTTTCACTTAAATAAGGTCTGATAATGTCATTTTCATACCAAGTAATCCACTGTCTATCAAAAACCTTAAAATGAACTATCTTATACAAGTTCTTTTCATTAAGAGGTTTATCCATATCTAGCCCGTCATCAACAAAAGCAACTAAAATCGCCCCACCAAACAAACGGCTAAAATAACAGGTTTCTTTTATATATTTTATGAGATCAAGCCTTTTCAATTCCTCTTTGACTTCATCATCACTTATATCAATAAAATTGCCACGCATTGAGTCATCAACAAGAGAATTTACAATACGGCGTGCAAGCCCGTTACTTGTGTATAAATTAGATAAGTCGTCAAACCCAAGAATAGCAGGTTGCTTAACTCTCGTTGCTCCAACCCTACCTCTATTTAACCCTAGACCAGTGTTTGAGTTAATCCAGCTGTCAGTTCTTTTCTCAAACAGCGAATTTATCGTGCTTTTTGCTTTGTCAAAAATTCCCATTAATCCTCGTACCAATTATCAAAATGTTGATGGCATTCTTTGCATAAATAACTATATATTTGTGGGTTAGTATCTAACACTGGAAAGCGATCGTCAAAGATTATATTAAAACTCTCGCAAGAGGGGCATTGTTTATGCTTCATGAAATTAAATTATTTCAATAATAGAGATTATTATAATTCCATTTTTTATAATTTACCATTTTATCTTTCATGGTCTGTTCTTTAGCATACCTTAAAGCATCAATTCCATCATCGTTAGCCTTTTCCACATCCCTTAGAATATTGCCCTTTCTATCAGTTTTATAGCTATATCTGTCAAAATTATCTATAAGGTGATTGCAACGAGGGTGAATATAAATCATATCATAAGATTTTAAGTGATCTATGCCGTCCTCTACCGAACCTTGCCCTTTCTCGACGCCTTTTGCCAGTAAATAACAATTCTCTTCTTCTATCCATGTGCGATTAATAGCTGATATAGTTTCTGGTCTTGAAGAATCAACCCAAATAGTGTGATGTTTGATGTGAGGTAAGTTATCTACAAGAAATTTAGAAAGTTCATCTATATCCTTGCCTATTGCTACTGCCTCGTGGGTTACATATAGGCATTTATCTTTCTCGTAACAACGCAGACCAAAAGTAGGATGCGATGGAGTAAAGCCAAGGTCTAAACCATATTCAAGCTCGACTGATTCTTCTTCCTCAAAAGCCAAAACGTCCCAGTGCGTTCCCTTTTTAAAAATCTTGATATTTGAATTGCTTATGCAGTGTCCTTCATAAACGTGCAAATACTCATCATAGTCCTTTTTTTTAAGAGACTCGAGCTCGGCAAAGAATTCATCAGGTAGTTTAAAAGGATTATCTCTATAAGAAACTTCCTTAATAAAACAATTCTCTCTGGTTCTATTAGCAATAAATTCTTCGTATACTATATCGGTTATAAATTCAGGGTTAAAAGCAACTATAATTTGCGGAGCATCTACCCTTGTAACTGTTGGTGTTACTATTCGCCAGCTGTGTCTTGAAATACTTGCGGCTTCATCTATAAAAAGCCTTTTCAAGTTTACAATACCTTTTATAGCATTAGGATCACGCCATAATCCCTTAAAATGAATCTTTACGTCAGATGTAATATTGTGAATTAAGCCTCGTGATTCAACCACTCTAAAATAATCGCTAAATCCAAGATCATAAATTTTCTCTTGAAAGACCGAGAATACAGAAGCTAGAAGCGAGTTCTGTATTTCCCTTGCACAAAGATATTGGCAATTTTTATCTTCAAAACTTTTAAAAATCAGGTAATCAACAATGGACAAAGACTTTGCCCCACCTCTTCCCCCGTGTAATACAATGTATGTATAATGATGCTTATAAATAGGATGTAAATAAAGGGGAATAGTGATTTTAGAGTGCATGTATAAAAATATATGTTTTTGCTTCCATTACAAACTCCCCTTATCTTTTAATTGCTTTATCTGCTCTGGCGTAAGCTTATCAAGGTTCTCGTGTTCTTTAATCTCAACAGTGATTTTTAGTTCTTTATCCTTGATTTCATTTTCTTCATTTTTTAGCTCTTTTAACCATCCGCCCCTGTGATTCATCCAGTAAATCTGAGCGGTTAAATCATCGGCAATAACAGCTCTTTTAAAGATTTTATTACCTACCATTTTCTTGGCATTGATAAGCCCTTTTTTATAGAGGCTAGAAACCTCCTCATCCCTTATCTTTATTTGCCTAAAGGTCTCTCTACATATACCGAAATAATCCGCTATCTCATCTAGAGTGCAAGTAACAGACAAAATCTTTAATTCTTCTAACTGTTCTTCAGTAAGAACAATAGGAGGCCTCCCTCCCTTATCCTTTTCTTGCTCTTTACTCATTAGCCTCCAGTATTGCTTTTTGTCCTGTTTCCTTTTCCCACCTTTTTATTATAACATCAATATAAATAGGGGATAATTCCATCATGTAACAATTACGCTTTGACCGCTCACATGCAATTAACGTAGTACCGCTACCGCCAAACGGATCGTATACACTCTCACCTTGTGCAGAGTTATTAAGTATAGGCCGAAGCATGCATTCAAGAGGCTTTTGCGTACCGTGACCTGTCGGTTCTTCACCATCACCTTTGCTACCGTTATATCCTTCTATATCCCATACTGTTGTTTGATCGCGCCTACCCTGCCAATTATGCCTGACTTTCTGGCCTTTTCTTACCGCATACCATAAAGGTTCATGCTGGTTGTGATAATCACCACGACTAAGAACCGGTCTAGTTTTACTCCAAACAATCAGGTTAACTAAATCAAAGCCACAGTTTTCTATATTTTCGGCAAATTTATGAGTATACTTTGAACTATGCCAGATATAAGCTATATCACCAGTAAATAACGCATAAGCATCAGACCAGTCATATCTATCATCATTTAGTACCTTGCCTGTGTTTCTACCTCCTTTGCCTACTTCATTACGCCACTCAGGCTCATAATTCACTCCATACGGCGGATCAGTTACCATCAAAATCGGCTTTGCTCCATCCATTAGTTTTTCAACATGCTGCGGGTTAGTAGAATCACCGCACATTAAACGATTGTTGCCAAGAACGTAAATATCACCAAGTTTAGCATTAGGCTCTAAAGATAAAGCTTCAACCTCTGCGTCTTCCTGTTCTAGGAGATTTTTATCCTCATCTTTTTGCAATGCTCTAATTAAATCACTATCAAGACCATATTCTTTTAGGGAAGGTAAGGTAAAATTTGCTTTTAATAAATCAAAATCATATTCACCAAAACTGATATTATCACGAATATTAAGCCTGTCTATTTCATCTATTGAGAGTTCTTTATCTGGTATTAAACACTCTATAAAATCTTCCTTATCAAAGCCTGCCATTATTAAAGCCTTTTTACGTTGATGACCGCCGATAATAGTAAAATCTGTATTACAGATAATCCGTTGATGATATCCATCCTGTTTTATATGAGTAGCAAGCTTTTCAAGTGCATCCTTGGAAATCTTACGAGCATTCTTGTCGTAATCTTTCAAGTCATTAATTTTTACTTTAGTTACTTGCCAATTTATAGACATTATTATTCTCTTTCCTGTTCCGCTCTTTCTGCTGCTTCTATCAAGATGTCCTCAAAAGCTCCGATTGAATCAAGGGCAAAAATCAAGGTATCCTGTTTTACATTAACATTTTCCACAAGTATTTGCGAGAACTCTTGTAATTCTTCCTTTTTAGCTATTGAAGTAAAGTATAAAGCAAAATTGACTGGATCAACGCCTTGGTTAACAAGTATTTTCTTTATTTTTCTAGTCCTGCGGACATCGCTTGCATCAAGCGACATTATTTCATCAAGAGTCATAAGCTAAATATAAATATTAAAATTCGGCGTATTATAATGTTTATTTCCTTTAAAAACAAGGTCTATGTTTTACTCTAAAACCCGAATAAAGGTATCTAGCTAATAATCAACCAATCGGTAGCTTCTATATCTTCTATAGATAAATTATCTAAATAAATAAAATCAGAATTTATAATTGCTGTGTGGTTTTCTCTTACAGCTTTTCCCCCCAGTTTAATGAATTTTAAAGCTTCAAGAAAACTAACTTTTTGACGAGATTGTTTATTTTGTTCTATATATTCTTCCCATTCATCTTCAAATAAATCATTATAACAAGAAATAATAAGTTTATATTCCATATAATTTTCATCATATAATCCATATTCTAAAATCGAACAAATAAAGTGATTATTTTTCCAATCACGTTTTCTTATTTTTTTGTTTTTTAATGTTAACTCTAAAGCTTCTATTAAATTCATATTTCCTCCTTTATTAATTGATTTGACCATGCAGCACAAAATCCAGTAAAGCAAGGCTATCTGCTTCGTTATCATCAATAGGCGTAAAGCCTTTCTTCTTGATAGCTTCAATAACAAGCTCCTTAGAGCTGTTCCCTTTACCTGTAATATGTCGTTTGATTGTCCCAACTGGGATGCCTTGGTATGCTATCTGGTGATGCTCACACCAAGCTGTTAAATGGGCAAGAAAGCCGCCGTATTTATGGGCAGCATCTACTCCCTTATGTGCTCTTACTTCCTCAAAATAAATAGCTTCAACATCACCAAGCGTTGCTTTCAAATCAGTAAGCCATCGTTTAAAACGCAGGTAAGTCATACCTCCGCCCTCAAATCGCTGCTGCTTGAAGCTTACAGTTCCAGAAGTTATACCCCCCTGTTTTTCTCTAATAGCCCAACCGGTATTAGTGCCAAGGTCTAAAGCTATAATTGTTGAGTGATCAGAAATATTCATAATCTATTTTCCTAAAAATTATCTAGGAATACTTATTTAACACAGCTACAAGTTTATTTATAGTTTCTTTTATACTCTCATTCTTAATGCCCTTAAAATTCTTGGAATATTCCAATGCTAAACGCTGTCTTGATTCTTCCTCTGGCGTTAATACATATTTTGTTATCCCTTCATAAAAATAGCTTGGAGGTTTACCAAATATGCCAGCAAGTAGAATAAGCCTACCTATTGAAAGTCTATTACTGCCATTCTCATATTTAGCAAACTGCTGATGAGTAACGCCTATTTTTTGAGCTATCG